GGTCAGGCAGGGGGGGGGGGTCAGGTCAGGTTAGGTCAGGGGGTTAGGCAGGTCAGGTCTAGGCAGGTCAGGTCAGGGCTATACGGATAAGGGCTAATTAGGGTCTAGGCAGGGTCTAGGCAGGTTAGGGCAGGTTAGGGCAGGTCAGGTCTAGGCAGGTCAGGTCAGGGCTTAGGTTAGGGTAGGGCAGGGTCTATGCGGCTTAGGCTAAATTAGGGCTTTGGCAGGGTCTAGGCAGGGCAGGGCAGGGTCTAGGTAGGTCAGGTCAGGTCAGGGGGTCAGGGGGGTCTAGGCAGGGTCTAGGCAGGGCAGGGCAGGGTCTAGGTAGGTCAGGTTAGGTCTTAGGCAGGTGAGATTAGGCAAATTAGGCAGGTTAGGCAGGTTAGGCAGGTTAGGCAGGTTAGGCAGGGGGGGGGTATAGGCAGGTCCGGGCAGGTTAGGGCAGGTCAGGGGGGCAGGGTAATTTAGGCAGGGCAGGTCAGGGGGGCAGGGCAGGGTCTAGGCAGGTAAATTTAGGCAGGTTAGGCAGGTCAAGTGAAAATTAAATTATCACAAATTAATAACAATTTCATAGGGGGGGTATTGAATTTTGGAAACGAATTTGACGACACCAGAAACATAGTGCTGCCTTCTCGCAGGCCAAAACCAAAAAACGTTAAGGTATCATTATTAAATACAGTACATAAACAATAGCCCCATTCATGATACAATAGTCCCATGTCCAGAAGATCAGCCCGTCTACAATCAATCCCCAAAAAGGAAGCCGAGTTCCTAAACTCCCTTTCAGGCCCCAATCTCCATAAGCGCGTCGCCCAACTCTTCCACGCTGGCTGGACTCTCCAATCTATCGGCGAAGCTCTCACCCCACCCAAAGGTCGCTCAACCATAAAGTCTTGGGTTGACCGCTACTCCCAACGCGACCTACTCCTACTAGACGTCAGCTCCGACGTCCCTATCCCACGTCTACGAACTCCCGACGGCGGCTACCAACGCAAGACCCCAGTTTCCCCTGGAGTCCCACCCGAAATAGCCGACGTCCTTAAGGAGATAGCTCCCATAGCCAAAAACTACCGAGCCCGAATGTCCTCAGTTACCAAGGAATACCAAGCCAACGAAGAGATGGATCAAATAGTCCACTCCCTCCGAGCTAACGACGTCTCCATTGCCGACATCGCCCGAGCAGCCGGAGTCACCCACCGTGCAATAGCCCGTCGACTTTCCAAGTAGGATAGATACATGAAAATACTTCAAGACGTTTTCCCAGCCAACTTGACCGTTGCCCCTCCCAACATCCTCACCGACGTCCACGATCTTAGTCCAATCAGCCCTCCGCCTCAGGGAGCCCGTGTTCAAACCACTCGGGTTATAGTTACCGACACTCACATCACCGTTGCCCAAGATGCCCCAAACGGTGCTCAAATAGTTTTTAACGAACGTTACTCTTTTTTCGAAAAGGGAGCCAAAGAAGCAGAGACTTCATATATAATTACAGAGTCCGGAAAGTTTGTTGCCTTCCGTAAGGACACCAACTGCGGTTGTGGCTCACGTCTACGTTCTTGGAATCCTTACAAAACCCTCAACTCAGTCCGAGACCCGAAAGAGTAGCATGGAATTACAGGAACCTACCCTTTTTCAATTCATTATTTTAGCCTTAGCAACTTACAGGCTAGCCCGTCTACTGACCATAGACGTTATCTTTGAGCCCTTACGTGAACGCATTTGGAAGCGTAAAGGCCCAGAAACCCTAACGGGGTATCTATTTACATGCGTGTGGTGTATGTCAATTTGGTTCGGATCACTTCTGACAATTTGGTATACAATAGACTCAGCAACAGTGGTGATTTTTTCTATACCGCTTGCCCTTTCGGCAGTTGCTGGAATAATAACCGCGCGGGTTGATTAGTAACTCCGTTCCGTTTTAAATGACAGGAGCTTATTTTGGGCGTTTTCAATCGCACCCCGGCTAACGAGCCACTCAGAGGTAGTGCTGCATATTCAGCAGCTAGTCAGTTGCCTCCAAATTCAGTCTTTCTCAGCCAAGATGGCAGATATCAAGCAGCGGCTTACACAGCTATCCGCTCACTTACTGCCGCGGCTACTCAGGTACGTCTAAACGATAAAGGCGAAGCTGAAAAATTCCGTAACCGTCGCACAGCGCAGTCTTCAGGCTGGCAAACCGAAGCTTGGGAATACTACGACGCCATCGGCGAAGTAAAATATGCTTTCAACCTTGTTGCTTCCGTCATCTCTCGCATCCGTCTTTACGCTGCGATTGTAGAAGACCCGTCAGAAGCCCCAAAACCAGTTCGCATGAGCGCAACTATCCCTCTAGATTTGGCTACAGCAGCCGAACGTGCCCTTGCACGTCTAGATTCAGCTTACGGAGGCCAAGCAGGTCTTCTTCGTGACGCTGCCCTCAACCTTTCTGTTACTGGAGAGTGCTACCTTGTTCAATCTCCACAACTAGCTGGCCACGGAGTTCCAGAATCTTGGGATATCCGCTCAGTTGACGAGCTAAGCATCGACTCAAAGGGCAACTACGTTATTGCTGCACGTCGAGAATACCAAGCTGGTAACTCAACTACCAACCCGGCGCAGCGTGGACTTACAAAACTTCCTAGCACAGCGTTCGTTGGCCGCATTTGGCGAGCTCACCCACGTTTTTCTGACGAAGCTGACTCCAGCCTAAAGGGTATGCTTGACCTTTGTGCCGAACTTTTGCTCCTAAACCGCACATTCCGTGCAACTGCGCGTTCCAGACTGAACGCTGGTGCGCTCTATTTGCCTGATGGCTTGTCCGTAGCTGCAACTCCGGACCCAAACTACCCATATGACGATGCAGATGGCATTTATTCAGAGCCAACTCCTGAAGAATTGGCCGATGAGTTCGAAGATCAGCTAATCGACGCGATGACAACCCCGATTCGCGACGAAGATTCAGCTTCAGCCGTTGTTCCACTGATTATTAGAGGCCCAGCAGAGCTCGGAGACAAGATTAAGCAGTTCAAGTTCGAACGTAGCTTCGATCCAGCCTTGGCGGAGCGTTCTGACCGCGTTTTGGAGCGTATTTTGCAGGGTCTCGACGTCCCTAAGGACATTGTTACCGGTCTTGCGAACGTAAAGTACTCAAATGCTCTACAAATCGACGAAACTCTCTACAAAACTCACATTGAGCCTCTTATGTTGCTCATTGTTGACGCTTTTACCGTTGTTTACCTACGTCCGTACCTAAAAGCTAACGGATATGCCGACGTTGACGTTGACAGACTGGTAATTTGGTACGACCCATCAGCTGTAGCGACCAGAAATGACCGTGCAGCCGATTCAGACAACGGTTTTGACCGTATGGCCGTCTCATTCGAGACTTGGAGACGTAGTCACGGCTTCTCAGAGTCCGATGCACCTAGCCCAACAGAACTTGGACTACGAATCCTACTCCAAAAGGGTATGATCACCCCAGAACTTTCTGAAGCGATGCTTGCCGCGGTTGCTCCAGAGATTATTGACGCTGCAAGACAGGCTCAACAGGCTTCAAGCGTTGGACCGATGCCAGACCAGCTTCAACAAATGCTTCAAGGCCAGCCAGGAGCTCCGGCTCCAGGCGCACCAGCTCCGGAGGCTCCGGCTCCGGCTCCGGCTCCAACCGCAGCCCCGCTACCTCCAGAGCAACAAGCCGAGGAACTACCACCTACCCAATTAGCTGAACCTACCACTTCCCAAAGTGAAGTTCAATAACAATAAGGAAAAGAATAATGGAACACGAACATCCATATGATCTAAGTAAGGAAGGTCTTGCTAAGGCTCTCGCAGAGATTCTTTCAGACGCCGTTACTTTGCACTATCTTGCACAGGGTTACCACTGGAACGTCAAGGGACCTGAGTTCTCTCAGTTTCACAAGTTCTTTGGTAAAATCTATGAAGATTTTGCTAACTCAGAAGACGAGAACGCGGAAAGTATCCGTAAGCTTGGCTATGACGCACCGTTTCTACTACACCACTTCAGCGAACTAACCGCAGTTGAGGCCCGCATTGTCAGCGGAGACCCTATCCAGATGTCTGCCGTACTTTACGAAGGCTCTTTGTGTACACTTAACCGCCTATGCGATGCCTTCAACATTGCTAACGCGATTAATGCTCAGGGTGTTGCAGACTTCCTAGCTGGACGTATCAGTGCAGTTGAGACTTGGGTTTGGCAGCTAGGCACAACTATTGGTGCTGACGCAACTACCATCCACACTCTTGATATTGATATGGGAAAATCTAAGGCTGGAGTTCCTCTACTAGCAGTTGATAACGATAACAACGTTACAATTGCGGAACTTCAGCCTACACCTGAATCAATTCGTGCAGCACTTCTTGCTGCTGGACGACTAGTACCAGAAGAAAGAGATTTAGCAGAGGCTCTGATTGAAATTGCCGACAAGTACGGCAAGTTTGATGAAGACCAAACTGGCATTTGGGCAGACTACCACGAGCCAGAAGACAACCCTCTCGCTGAGATGGGCGTCAAGTGTGGCAACTGTGTACTATTCCGCGGAGGCGGAGAATGTGCAGTTGTTGCATTCAAGGTTGACCCGGAGGGTTACTGCCGTTTTGCAGTCCTACCTGACGGCACTGTTGACCCAGCCAAGGCACCTAAGGACAAGCAATACAAGCACGACCACGAGTATATGCCTGGAGAGTTTGCTGGCGGCGCAGGAGCCCCTGCAGAAGTCCTAGACATGAGCAAGGTTAAGAAGCCAAAGGTTATTACTCTAACTGCTGACGTCGGCGGCTACGGAGGCAAGTGCCCTCCTGCAACTCAGGACATCCAGCTAAACCTTGAAAACAGACAAAAAGCTATTGACAACGTTGGTTATGGACCACTAAACCCAGCGGAGCCGAACGAAGAGTTCTGGCAAGACAAAGCTGACCGTTGGAATACCGACGTTGAAGAAGCCAAGTCAGCTGTTTGTGGAAACTGCATCTTCTTTGTTCGCAGCCCGAAGATGCTTGAATGCCTAGAAGAAGGTATCGGACTAGGTAACCAAGAAGCAGAAGGCTCAATTGAAGCCGGCGAGCTTGGCTACTGCAACGCTTTAGACTTTAAGTGTGCATCAAAGCGCACATGTAACGCATGGGCCGCTGGTGGACCTGTAACAGAAGATACTGAGCTATCTGTTATCAACGCAACTGGTTTTGAGCCAGTCGCTATTGACGAAGAAGACATGGAATTTTCAGCAGACGGCCCTTGCTGGGACGGCTATAAGCAAGTTGGTATGAAGGAAAAAAACGGCAAGATGGTTCCTAACTGCGTCCCAGACAACGAAGCATCTGTAACTGCAACTGCAGGTTCAAAGCCAGCCCCTAAGAAAGACCAAATCAAGGGCTCAAAAAAGAACCCTAAAGGTTCTGCAGCTGGCGGACGTAAAGTAACTTTCTCCAAGAAGACCGAAGACTCTCTAAAGGATAAAGTTGAGAGCCACAACAAGAGCGTAGAGAGCGCAAGTCGCAAGGTTACTATGTCTCAACTTAAAGCAGTTTACCGTCGCGGAGCTGGAGCATTCTCTACCTCACACCGCCCTGACCAGAACAGAAACTCATGGGCTATGGCTCGCGTAAATGCTTTTCTACAACTAGTTAAGTCAGGCAAGCCTTCAAACCCTAAGTATGTTCAGGACAATGACCTATTACCTAAGGGCCACCCAAAGAGCTCAATCAAGGCTGACGCTGGCATCACAGCTTCTGCACTTGCAGATCGCGATTTGTATATCGAACTTAAAGATGAATCTGAGTACGCTGATCCAGAAGAGGCTATCTACGCTTTTGCAGAGTTTTCTGGCTTAGGTCTAGAAAGCATTCCAATCTTTAGGGCTGCATGGAGACGTGGCGTTGCTGCATCTGAATCACCGTTCGATAGAGCTGCTAGCCTTGCTATAGATTTATACGACAGCGAAGACGCTGACCTTTTACCAAAACCAGAGGAAGACTAATAAATTGAGTAACTTAATTGATCAGTTCGATGAAAACTACGATGGCGGAATAGGTCTAAGAGACTCTATTATCGACATCATTGAGACTAGGAACGTAGATGTCCCAGAAGCTCGTAAAGTTTCAGACGACGCTGTCTTTAGCGTTGCAGAGCGCGCTCTAACTGCCAGTGCTGCACTTGCTACTGACGTTCAGCACTTTAATGTTATTCGTGAAGTTACCAACTTTGTTACTTTTGCCTCTGAGGGAAATATCTCAGAAACAGTGGCTAAGCACACAGACCTACTTCCTGTAAACCACCCTAACTCAACTGCAGCCCACGAGTTCTCCTCACTAGAGCTACGTCAGCTACGGGCTGAATGGATTGCCTCAGACCCTAGAATCACAGACGAGAACGCCAGAGCTATTGTTGCTGCTGTTTATGGTAGCAACCCTAACAGCCTAGATTTCCACTACAACATGATCCGTCTAAGCTCTGTAAGAGACCAAATCCCTAGCGACCTACGTATTAGACCAATTCTTGCTTTTGGTGATCCGTACGCCGGTAAGAACAGCTTCTGGCACAGAAAGATGCGTGCCGAAGGGCAGCGTCGTGACGAAGAAGGTCAGTTCGCCGAGATGGGTGGCGGAGCTCGTCTATACGTCAAAATGCCTATGGGAAACATTATCTCTGTGGTTGGTAAGATTGCTGGTATTCCTGAGAACGACCCTAAGGGTATCGATTTAGAAATCACCGATGTTCCTGGAATCACTCCTGGCATCTATACCGTTCCGTCAGACATGACTAAGTTCTTCAAGGCCATTCTTCCAGCCGAAGCTATCGAAAAGTCTTCTCCAGTAGGGCCTGGACTAGGCGTAAACTTTATTGACATTGCAGACATGATTCGTAAGGACCTCCCTACAAGCTGGTACACAACCGAATCAGCCGCTGGAGCAGCTCTGCTAAGCACTAACGTAAAGCCAGCACAAAACTATGCAACTGGAGACGGTTACCGTTTGGCTATGTATAACGGAGTAACTGAAGCTCTAGAAAACCGCGTAGCCGAGGCTCGGGATAAATTTGGAGCAACAGTACTAAACACTAAGGGTACTGACACTCTAGAGGGAGATAAGCCTGTTTATGAGCTTATTTCTACAAAGCGTGGTCAAGAAGAAGTAGTTGGATACGCTCAGGACTGGTCCGGAGTTCAGCAGATGACTACTGCAGAAGACACTAACTATCCAGACGCTGAAAACGAGCCAATTGAAGAAGTTGCTCAACCACAGGTAGTTGCCGAACTTCCTGAAGTGCAAGAAGAAGTGCTAGAAGAAGACGAAACAGAAGACGACACAGAACTGCCTGGATTTAACCCTATCCAATCTCTACCTAGAACTTGGAGACAGACAGAGCAGCCTAACACGTTCCTCTCAGTCGACGGCCTATATGTAGCCGAGTATGGTGACCTATCTGTTGGAACAGAATCTGTTGACACACTGGATATTGAAACTGGTGAAAGATATGTTGGAGATGCCCCGCTAATTACTCCTGGAACAATGAACATCTACTCCAACAGAACTGGACACTACATTGCTTCAGTCTTTAGTTGGGATAGTGTTGAAAGATTTACTCGTAGCTACGAAGAAGATGAAGACCTACCTATCGTTGACAGAATGGCAGCCGGCGATGTTGCTGATAAAGCACCTGTAGACAAGGATTCCCTGCTACCTGAACGCAAAAAGTTTTTGGAGCCTTTGAACGAAGATATCGCTGCAAAGATTGAAAAGGCCGCCCAAACTAAAAATGTTCTCAATGCTGGAGGATACGAGGCTAAGCTTGGTGTAGAGGGTGTAGGAGAGGGTGTAATCCTATCTGAAATACAAAACTCTGGATTTTACATGTCACTTGATAAAGACTTACTAAGAAGAAAAGGCTTGCCCGAGGCAGTCGATCTATGGGATGAGATGCATGACTATCCTCAAGAGTTTACTGTAAAAGATTTAGCAACTCTGTACTACAACCTATATCACGGTGGTCTTGCAGATGTGAACCCAAAGGGATCTCTAATTTACCCTCAGCAGAGAGAAAAAATTCGTAGAGCAATTGCGAATCTATCGAACTATAAGGTACCGCCAGCGGAATACGCAAACTTACAAGCTAAAATAGATCAGTTTAGGTTTGCTCCTACATATGAAGGAAGTTCATTTTTAGCGCAAATCAATGCTGTCCTTAACAACTACCGAGGAAGTAACGTAAAACGCGGACTAACTTTTAAAGACGTAAAAAAGGTTCTAGGTAGTGAAGTAATCGTCTCTGACGCTATAGTTGGTGAAAACGGAGTCCCTCAGGAAATCTTAAGAATAGAAGAAAACCCTGATAAACCAGACAGCCTAGGTATCTACTTCAAGGGTGATAGCGAGGGTGTAGCAGGTGGGTTTATACGAGTCAAGAAAGACGAGCCTGTTTCTGTATATCGCGGTTCAGGCGTTCTGCCGACTGAAGAAAATCTAAGACGAGACGCAGAACTAAAGAGTGGTAAGGCCAGTGTTTCAGAGACACCTGCAACCGAAACCCCTATTCTTACCGGAGACGGTCCAGACCCTAAAATAACAGAAGGTAAGAAAGACCCTAAGGATGTTTCCAACCCTCTTTCTGATAAAATTAAGAACAGATTAAAATTTCTAGCTTTTTACGCTATTGTTGACGACGCATTCCTTGTTGACAGACTATATGAAATAGCTAATAACCTAGACAACTATGGTTTTAAGGAAGTGCAAGACACACTTAATCGTGCGTCAGCAATTGCTATCCAGCGTACTGCTGAAGAAGGTGTAACAGGAAGCCCGGATCAAAGAAAGTTTTTAAAAACTCTAATTAGAGACCGAAACGTCCCTGAAGACAAAATACAAGAAAGTCTAAACGACTTAGCAGGAATGCACAAATATTCTCAGAGCAAGATGAATGAAAAGATTGCTCAGTATAAGCTATACAGAGCAAAGCCAAAAGCTGTCGACGGTGCTGAGACTACTGACATTACCGAGACTATTGACATTACCGCTATTGAAATTGCTGAAGGAAGAGGGCTAGATGACATTCCTGAGTCTGAATATGCCCCTCTTGGTACAGACTTAGTCGGTACTAAAGCACCTACTAAATCAATAATGGTAAAGGCTAAGCAAGTTATTGATAACTATGATATAAGTCCAGCCGCACTTAGATATTTTATGAAAAACCACCGAAAAATGCCAATTAATGAGTGGTATGACTTTAATGCACTTTGGGGACAAGAAAAACTAGAAAAGTTTGTTCCAAAAGTATTTACTCAGGCTATTCCAGAAAAAGAAGGCGGACCTTCAGCTAAGCAGTTAGCATCCGTTGAGCGTAGCTTAGCTAAGGGAGCATTTCCAAAAGCTCTTTCCGACTTCCTACTGCAAAACTACAAAACAAAAGATAAAAGGTGGTTTGCAAAACTCATAGATGTAACTAGAAGATACGAAGAAGATTTCGATCTATTAGTTTTTGAGTACGCGATGCGTAATGGATTAGATCTTACTGATTTAAAAAGACCGAGTAACTTTATTGTACCTGACTCCTATGCTCCGCTAGATGCTAACGTTGGAGCCGACTTCCCTGCAGAAGATCTTCAAAAACTTAGAAATAAATCCAGTAACAAGTTCCTACCGACGTTGGTTGAAAGACACGGACTAGATCCTTGGTGGACACCTATTATTGAGGCACTATCTAGTGCTGCGGAAAACTTAGATGACAACCTAGGAACTAATGAAGAGCAGCAGGCTGCACTAAGAGCTAAGTTAGCCAGACAAGAGGCTGCTAAAGCTACTAGAATAGACATCGATGCTGTTGTAAAGCAGCTAAGAGAGATGTTAAAGAAATCTAATAGGGAACTAAACTCTGATGGTAAGCGCTTTGTTCAACAAGCGATTGAGGAACTTTCATCACTTAGAGGTGCTCTAGATGGTAGACGTAAAAATATTATGCAACAGTCTCCAGCTGAGTTTGATCGCAGAGTAAAACTTATTGGTACTGCCTTAGCTAACATACCAACAGCTAGTTACAGCTACGGTAAAATAAGAAACCCTAAAGAAAAAACTCTACGTAACCTAGAAGACGCGGCTTCTATTGTAGTCTCTGACTTGGTCGGGGCATATACTGCTGGCCAGGACATGGAAGACAGTCCGATTGTTGATAGAAAAATTGACATCAACTCTCCTAAGCCAAACATGAAAAGATTTACTCCACCGGCTTTCGCAGGTGAAGCACTGGAGCCACTTAGAAACATGTCTGATTGGGAGCAGGTTAGAGATTTTATCTCTAAGCTAGTTCTATACGTTTTTGACTTTGAAACAACAGGTATTTTCGACGTTGACGCCCCTGAAATCAAAAATGACCCTATTCAGCTTGCTATCGCAAAAGCATTCAACTTTGCAATTCAAGAGCAATACAACTCATACATAAATCCAGAATCCCAGCTTAGCCAGTTCACTATGAACACTATTGGTGACGGCACTGGCAAAAAAGTAACTAAAGAGTTTTTGCAGGATCAAAAGAGCAAACTAAATGCTATGCAAGACTTTTTAGACATGGTTCCTGAGGGTGCCGTGCTAGTTGGTCACAATGGATTTATGTTTGATATGGAAGTACTAAACAGAACCCTACTAGAGTCAGGACTGCCTCAGTACAAGTTTGGTGGCTTTATTGACACTTTCGGTCTATCTAAGTACGTCATGCCTAGATGGTCAGCAAGCACCCCTAACGCACCATTTAGGTTGAGCGATTTCCCTAGCCAAGGTAAATATGGTGTCCAAGTACCGTCAGACAGCCTAGAAGCTTTGGTGACATACTTCGGTCTATCTAACAACGGACGTCACGAAGCGGATGCTGACGTTGTATCTACTTTGGAAATCCTAGGTAAAATACTTGATTTTGCTGCTGAAGGAAAATCCGATAAGGGCAGAACTTTTGACTTTGAGGGTTCTAAGAATGGCTGGTCAGACTCTGAGTACGCAACAGCAAGCGAAGAATATAAGAATCAAGTTGCTGACTACCTGCTTGGTAGAAAACTATTTGACTATGCTATGTTTGTCAACAACATCTTGGATAAAAATAGACAATCTGCAGACTCAAACTCTGCTGAAGCGTCTAATCAAATTCTCAGTTCACTAGAAGAAATAGCTAGCAGAAGAGTGGTTGAAAGACCTGAAGACAGAACTTCAACAATGCCAGCCAGCAGAGTAGTTTCTGAGCTCGGGGCAGGTAGCTACGTTCTAAACGTTTTAACAAATCAGATTGGTAGATCATACGGATCTACTGGAGAAGGTTTAGTTCTAGTTGAGTTCCCTGCGGCTGAGTATCTATCTTCTGGTAGAACTACTCTTCAAAAAGTTAAGCCTTCAATCCTATACAACGCTACCGAAGCTATTGTCTCTAAAAACGGTATGGCTTTAGATTTGGGAATGACTGTAACTCACTCTTCTCTAGGCGACAACGAGGCAGGAACTTTCTCTGGGTTTAATGGTATCGGAGTAGGCATTATTAAAAATGGCGAAAAGATTTACAAGGTTCCAGTAAATGAAATTTCCGTTCTTCCGTATGCGGGAGTGCCGGTTTCTGAAAAAGAAAACAAAGACACCGCTTTAGATTTGGTAGACGAGTTGTTGGCTTCTAAGGCTTTGTCTAGGGATTTTGCTAATGCCGTAAAAAGCAGCATTAAAAGTGACTCATATCCTCGTGTTGCCCTAAACAACCTGATTTCAATGCTTGTTAACTCTAGAGAACAGCAAAACATAGTAAAGGCTAACAAAGACACTCCTGAGGCTCTACCTACCGCTGAGCAGAGTGCTTCTAGCTCTGCAGGCCCTATTGTAGATGCTAAGAAAAAAACTCCTAAACTAGTAACTGAAAAATATGACAAAACTGTTCTTAATTTATCTCTAGTTAATAGGTATATGCCTAAAGTTCAACTAACCAGTGAGCTTGAAAATATTCTTAAGGCAGCTTTATCTGACAATAGACCGGATTTAATTGTAAACGCGCTTGCGGGTACAGGTAAAACTACCATGCTAGAGGTTCTAGCATATGTCTATGCGGCGATGAACCCAGACAAGAACCTACTGTACATGGTTTTCGGTAAGGAAAACCAAGAAGAAGCTGAAGCTAGACTAGATGGCGTTAAAAACATTGCAGCTAGAACTCTACACTCTGTTGCTATGGGAGTTAAGCCAAACCAAGAACTGAGAAGAAAATACGATGCTATTCCTAAACAGCTTGGCGATAGTGAAGGTATGACCATACGCTACTCAGCGTATGACATTGCGGAAAGCTTCTTCCTCGAAGATCAGTATGGCGACGCTATACAAGAGCAATACGGTGTTTACCTGCGCGGTGTAGATTTAGCAAGACTCGCATATGATGGTCTAGAAAACTGGGTTAACTCTGCAGATACAGAAATTTCTAGAAAGCATTTTAAAGACTTTTTAAATATGCTTTCTCTTAACCCAAGCTGGTCGCCAGGAGCGCGTAAGTTCTTAACTGTCGGCAAGGATAAGGACATAAATGATCTTGACCCACTCTCTCTTAAAGTAGGCGAGCTTGTTGGCGAAGACGGAGTATTTATCGGAAAGCGCTATGTAAGAAAAGATGTCGACGGAAGAATAGTCGAGATTTTTAACGAGGGAACTACTCCTGTAGAAATTGAAGGCGATGATTTCAGTTACAGTGAGGAATATATAGTTGACATTCCAGAAGATGCTTCTAGAAATGAAGGAGTATTTATAGAGCAACTTGCACTAATTGCACAAGATTTTTGGCAAGACATTCTATCTCCGCACGACCCAAACAAACGTCAGTTAGTTGTTAGAGAGCAACACATGGTAAAGAACTGGTCTCTAGGTAATATAGACCTATCTTCAGCTACAGTTGGCCCGAGAGGCGGCGTCACCAGTGAACTAGGTCTACCTAAAATACCTAACGTTATTATGTTGGATGAGGCTCAGGACCTAAACCCTGTGTTTATTGACATTATGAAGCGTCAAAAAGGTAACGGTATCCAATTTATTACTGTAGGAGATACGAATCAAAGTATTTTTGGATTTAGTGGTACCGCTAACGCTCTTAATGAGTTAGTAGCTGACGCTGAGTTCCCATTGACAGTCAACAGAAGGTCTTCACCAGAAATTTTAGGGCCAGCTAATGACATACTAAAAGCACTAGGTTCACTAATATTCCTTCAAAGCGCGGTTAACGAGTCTGGAGAGATTTTTGAGCCTAACACCATGCTGCTAGATGACATGTTCTTAATTACTAGAACTAACGCTGGTATCTTAGACGCGACTCTTGATCTAGAAACCGAAAGTTTTTATGACGGTAAGTATTTTGCTATCACTGCAGGACTTAAGCAAAGAGTGTCTGCTCACGTAGACACTATGAAATATCTATACTATGACGACCTAAACAACGCTAAGTTACGAAAACTCAATGAAGCTGCAGCTGCTCTTCTTGTAGAAGCTCCTAAACTAAAAGCCGCATATGAAGAACTTAAAGTTGCCTATAGAGGTATAGACCCAACAACTAAAGAGCCTATTTTAGTTAGAGTTGACAGAACAAATCCAAGAGCTCCAATCTACACTCCTATGACTACAGCTAGTGAAATTAGAGAAGCTAAGTTAGAGCTTAAAAATGCAATTGAATCTCTATCTAAGAGAGAAGACAGAAGTCTAACTCTTACGCAGATTGAAGATTATATGAAATTAGCGGGTGAAGTTGAAGCTACTAGGTCTAGAATTGAAAATGCAAAACCACCTGTTGTAAGGCCAGCGGATTTGATTGGAGCTACATGGGGAAGCATCGAAGCAGCAATTAAAGCTGGCACTGCTGACGAAGACACTAGGGTTATTTTTAGTTTGATGAGTAAACTAAGAGGACCGGCCGACCCAGAAAAAGGAACTAAAGGTAGAAGGTTACTTCCTGGACCTGCTCTTATCGAACTATCTAGAAGAATAAATGATTATAGGATTGTAAACAATGACTATAAGATGCCAGAAGAAGTAGGTCTAAACGGATTCTTTGGTAATGAAATTGCTTATTCTGTTAGAGACGGTAATTTGGTAATCCTGCCGGGTGGAGCTAAGAAACCTGGATCTTACAGAAGAGAAGGCAAAAAGTCTCCTTTGTTTGAAAACGCTCCTCTTCTAGAAAGCCTAGGTTTTGAAAGAAGCACCGAAATGGTTCCAGACAGACAGGAAACTGGTAAAATGTACCGTGCGGCTGAGTGGATTAAAGCTATTGACTCAACCGATGAGGTATCCCTAAAGAATGAAATACTTGCGGTATACAACGCCCTTAGCGGATCAGACGCTGCAGTTCAGTTCCTTACTTCACACACAGCTAAGGGTCTAGAGCAAGAGAACGTTAGACTTTGGAAAGACTGGGATCCTACATACGAACCAGAAGAAGAGGGTGTTGCTAAAGCTAAGCCAGAAAAGCTAGAAGGTGAAACCGACGAACAACAAGAAGAACGTCTTGCAAAAGAAAAGCAAGAAAAGATTAACAAGGCCATAAATAGGCAGGAGGTTAACGGCTGGTACGTTTCCGGAACCAGAGCCAAGCGTAGAATAGACTTTGGCGGACTAGCTAATTACATAACGCCAGAAGCTCTAAAAAATGCATCTATGCTTATTCTAAGAGACGAAAATCCTGACGCCACAGAAGAAGAGCTAATAGAAATGGGATTAAAGATGGGTCTCACTGCCGAAGACTTTAATAAGTCTAATGAACAGGACGCCGATGGTCCTGTTGTAGACAAAAAAGTCAGCCCATCTGGAGAAGACTACTATTCTAAGTTCAATAGAGATCTTATGGAAAGAAAGCTTTCTTACATAAAGTCACTTAAGCTGTCTTTAAAAACTCCTTACATGCAGAGAATCGTTCCGTTTAGGTTTGCTACTGATGCTGATGTTAACGGCGAAATCGAGATGACTAATAGAGAAATTGCTGATTTGCAAGCTAACCCTAACGCTAAGCGTCAAAGGGACGAAACTAGCAGATTAGGTCTTCTACAAATCTTAGCTATGCTAGAGTCTGGAACAGGACTAACCGAGCTATCTCCTGAAGATAGAAACAGACTATTTGCCTACTTAGGCATGAGTAGCCTAGGTTCTTCTGGAGCTTTAGACCCCGATCCTACCCCTAAGATTAGGCTAGCTTTAGCTGAACTTGACAACCGACTTGGTATTGAGTAGTCTATTTTTTGCTATACTAGATTAATCAATAGTAAGGACGAAAATGAAGGTTCACTTCACTCTAGCTGACGGCACTAGCAAGGTAGTTGATATTGATGTCAAAACCCTGTCTGAAGAGCAACTAGACGTCTACGCATCTATGGGCGCAGAAGAAGCTATTGATGAGCTAAAATCTCGTATAGGATTTAACCCGTACAAACCTTTAGAAGAGATGTCTGATAAAGACGTCGAGAGGTATGCTAAGTGGAAGAAATCTCAAAAGAAAAAGAAAAAGAAGGAAGACAACAGCAATGAGTGAAAAAGTAATTATCAACATTAGAACAAAAGACGGCGATATTACAAAAGAAGTTGTCTGGTCTGAAATGACCTCGGAGCAGTTGCTTCAGTTTTATATGGAGCTTGGCTTTGAAGATGCTCGCCTAGAGTACAGAGAGCGAGAAGGTTGGGATCCAGTTTGGTACAAGCGTCCTCCAACTTTTGAAGAGAACGACTGGAGCTACGAGTGGCAAAAAAGAAACAAAGGCACAGAGATTCCTGAATACTGGTTGGAAGCTAGAATCAAACACGCCAAAGAATCAAACCAACAAAACTAGACTAAAATTGCTATAGGCCTTACCACCAAAGAAAGACTTATCTGTGGATTTCGAAGAATACGTACCCCTTACTGCTGCGGGCGGCGGTCATAGCCGAGCCGACTGGGGTAACTGGGCAAAACGCCAACTTCGTGACCAAAACGGAGACGACGCTGGTGAGTGGATTGAGATGGGGCGCAGCTCGCGCTTCCGTTACCAAAAAGCAGACGGCTCTATCGGAACTGGCGACGCTGTATATGTAGGTTTTTCTGACAAGCCTAACCACGGTAGATTCTACGTTAAGGGCGTTGATGGCGTCCAAGAAGGTGTTTACGACCTAGACGCAGGGTCGGTTGATCCAGTTAAGTTCTACTTTGCCGAAGGCACTAAGGTTGGCGACTACCTAGAGAACTACTACAAGTCTATTGGCCGTAACCTAGACGACCTCGGTGTACCATCTAAACTTCCTGTAATCGACTTTTCCGCTCTAACTCCTAGCCAACTAACGGAGGAAGAAGCCAACGAGATAAAGACTGAAAACAGAATGCCACCTCCTCGCAATCTTGACGAGGAGCTAAAGTCTCGCACCGAGGGTGCAAAAACTGCTTCTCAGCTTAAAGAGGGCGACATTGTTTACGACGAGGCCCTTAAAAGATATGGTTCTGTTGAAGCTGTTGGACCTAGCCCAGACGGTAGCGGAAACGTAGACGCAATTGTCCGCTGGAGCAACAACCAAGTTCAGGAACTAACCAACCTACCTGCCGACCAAGAAATCAAGGTGTGGTCTGAAGGCAAGCAAGAAGCCGCCCCTGCTACTACAACAACTCAAGAAGAGCCAACCGCCGCTCCTGCTCCTATAACAGATAAGCAGGGAGAGCGGGAGGCGGCCATTGTTCGTGCTCAAAAAGAAAAGAATCTGCCGTATCCAATAGTAAATATTGCGGAGGAATATAACCAAACTCGCGAAGAAGATTTAAAAAATGCTGAAATACTAGTTGCTGGAGAGGCAGCCGGACCAGAGATTACTCCTAACCTAGACGACGTTAGAAGCGGATTCTTGGCTCGCTACTTTGATGACAATGCCGAGCTTGTAGACGCTGTTGATGGCAATGATATCAAGCACTTGATGATGGCAATATTTGCTGAAAGGCAGGTAAACCTACCCTACAACTACACTAAAGAACAGTCAGATTCTGCAAGTGCAAAAAAAGTTATAAGAGATTTATATGAAAAAGTCTTAGAGTCATTAGCAGCCGAAGACCCTGAATTTAAAAAAGCTTACCCAACTTTTAACGACCGCTCTAATCTACTAAATAAACTAGCAATCAATGACAAAATGTTTGTCGGAACTGGTCTGGTGGTAGATAGAGAGGGTACGGCACCGAGCGACTGGAGCAGGGAGTTCACTGAAGAGCAAAGAGCCCTACAAAAACGCATCAACAGACGATTCGCTGAGCTTATTCTCAAGCTTAACCCGGATGGTAAAATTAAAATCTATAGAAACGCTAACTCTTTAATATATAGCTACAAAAACATAGAGCACGCTGCGGCTGGGTACTGGAGTTTTGATAGGGATTTTGCATACTCTTTTAATACTAACTCAAGCACCACATTAAAAAACTTTGAAGGGCGGCTTTCTGCAGAAATTGCAGTTAATGACGTTATTGGACTTATTGGAGTTAGCGAAGGTGGCGGAGAGCTCGGCATAACCCCAGACGAAATGCCGCTTTCTATCAGTCCAAACGAGGCAACCGGTGGTACTCTACAAAATCTACAATTTAATGGTATACAAAGAGATATAGTTAAACCAGAAGGGCCAGGAAATGTTAAAAGAATAGTCAGCGGAACTTCAGGAGACAACTGGCTTAGATTTTATGGCAATATTAAGTCTGTAAACTGGCAGGTACTCCCCGTTGAAGCCAGCGTGTTGGATGAGATTAAAAGGTTTAAACCAGAGGTTGATAGAAATAGACGCATAAGTGAAGAAAATTTTGAAGTTAATCCAGACTCTACTATAACACTTAAATCAAGTGGCCTGAGCGACCAGACTCTTAGATTTATTAATGAATTTCAAAGAGCAACTGGTAATGTTCTAGTTGTAAACAACTACAACCGTAGTAAAGAAGCCGTTAACCTAGAAGCTAAAACTCTATTTGCCCCAGTTGATCAAAGCACTGTCAATCTAACTGCCGAAGAAGTAGAGATGTATTCTCTTATTCCTAGTGTAGAGATTCCTGAAAATTTAAAGCTCACCGAACAAGAACAAAAAGAGTTTGATGAAAATCAAAATCGCATAAATGACCTTTTAACTAGGGACACCTCGTACCCAGCTCGTAGTGCTGGCTATTTTGCAAGCAATAGGGGTCTAGGTATTACCCTTGATAGAGAGAAACAACTTGAAATAATTTCTGAAGCCACCAAGCGAAAAATTGCTGCAGACAAAGAAGTTGAAAACAAGGCAGCCGAGTATCGTAGACAGCAAATAGAAGACGCTAAATCTGGTGTAGAGAGTACTAAAAAGTATATTGAGCAGCTAAAATCAGAGGGTGATTTGGAAGCAGCTTCCTATATGGAAGAAGATTTAGCACTCCGCGAAGAAATAGTTTCAGAATTAGAAGCCGGCTACGATCGATACGAAAACCCTGGCCATCAACCTATATCCGACAGGCTTTCAGGAGTTTTAGACTCCATTTCGGTATACGATGAAGACGGCTCTATAAAAGACCTTATTCTTAGCGGAGGCACTAAAGAAGAAGTCTTAAAGGCAATTGAAAACTCCAGTGCGTACAAACAAATTGAAGAGGCTCAAAGGCAGTACCAAGCCGTATTAGAAGAGTACTATAAAACAGCTGAACCAGTCGAAGACGACGGCTGGAACACCCCTGTCGACTCAAATCGCCCTGAGGGGCCTGACGTCACCAATGAGGGCATTGATGGTATTGTATCCAGAGCTTATGCTCAAGACAACAGACTAACCCCAGAAGAAAACGCCGCTCAGCGTAAAGAGGCACTTGAAAGTTTTAAGGCCGGAGACTCTCAGGCCGCAACTCCAACCGAAAGTCAAGAAGAAGCCGCCCCTACCTCCGAGGCAGTACAGGAAGAGCCAGCCGCTGAACCTGCTCAGGAGCTTAAAGACGAAATCAGCGGTGATGAAGCACTTCAAACTATCCGCTCTGCTATTGCAAAAGATCTTGAGGCTCAGGGTAGATTCCCTATAATTAGAAGTGCTAAAGATATTGAAGATACCGTTAGCAAACAATACAAGAGTTTCTTTGAGCAAATAAAAAGAGAAAATCCTGAACTACTAAAAGGCGTCTACTATTATACAGACGAAAACGGTAATTTTAAACCGAGGCAAGATATAGAAACTCCAGAACAGTTTTGGGACCATATCAGGGGGTATGCAACTGACATAGGCACCCAATGGAACGACCCAGAAAAAATAGAGAATTTAATAAAAAGAGTAAATACTCTTTATGCTGAAAAATTCCTTGGGGTAAAGCCCGGCGGGCTTATATCGTTCTATAGAAACAATATTAGAAGAACAAATGATGAAGCCAAGGCAGCAGCTGGATACGCAAGTCTAGATAGATACATGGCTTTTGACTACAACGTTGGTCGAGGAATCGAAGATGGCGGCCCTAATATTGGAAGATATGAAATTAAAGCACGTCCAGATGAAGTAACTGGTCTACTTGGATTCAGTCGAATTGCTGATGAAATTGGCGTTGTAATTAGTGATAAAGTCACTGCTATCCCTGGAAGAGTTAAAAGACTCGGTGATTTAGAGATTCCAAACCCAGACAATGCCTCGTGGTTTGATTTAGCAAACTTAAAATCAGCGGACGGTAAGTATGATAGAAGTACAGGAGCAAGCCCGTTTAGACAAAATAAGCCACTAGGTCAATTTGACTACTATCCATTAGATAGCTCACCGTTTGGTGAAGGAAATAATTGGGCAGCATTTTACGAAGCCAACGGTCTTCAAGAGGGTGCTATACCTGGCAAATATGACGAACTCTTTGGCGAGGGAGCTTGGGAAAGAGACTGGGGCAGAGAAACACCACGTTCTCATAATTACGAACCACTCTTTAAAGAATTTAAAGATAAAGATGGAAAAATTAAGTGGGGTCTTCAGGCTCAGTGGTTACACACAATAGGCGGAGGGGTAGATAAATACTTTAATAATCCAAAAGCCGGTGACGAATACGATAGAGCCATCAAAGTTCTCTCTGTTATGCAAGAGCTTATGGGCAAAACATTCTTTGTACCTCGCGGTCAGCAGCAAGAAGATTCTGGTCCTATTGTTGACGCTAAAAAAGAAAAAGGCATCTCTAAAGAAGATGTTGCCGCTATTAAAGCCAGAGCGGATATTGCTGAGGTAATCGGAAGATATACAAAAGTTACGCCAGCCGGTAACGGTAAGTTTAAAGCAATCTGTCCATTCCACGATGACACATCTCCTTCTCTAACTATAGATTCTAAAAATGGTCTTTACAAATGTTTTGTTGACGGTAAAGGTGGAGATGTATTCCAATTTATCCGTGACATTGAAAACGTATCTTTTACAGACGCGGTTAGAAAAGTTGCTGACATTATTGGATACAGAATAGAAGAAAAGCAAGCTGATGCAAAGCCATCAAAGGCAGCAAAGCCAAAGACTAAGCTTGCCTCGGAACTTACCCCCGGAGACCAGATTATTGTCGATGGAGAGACAAAAAATGTAACTGAAGTAGAAAAAACTTTAAAAGTCTGGGCAACTACTGAACTTGGTAAAGAAGTAGAGATATTCTATGAGTATGATGAAGACTTAAAAAACTCTCTTGACGAGAATGAAGACGGTGATCTTCAATTTGAAGACGAAGATTATGGTCTTATAACAGTAGAAACTTATTTGCCGATAACTCGAGTCACTACTAAAGAAGACGAAGACCCACTAGAGTTTACTGCCGAAGAAAAAGTTAATTTTATATCTACAGGTACTGAAGACACAGCGGGTGTCGCCCCTAAACCAACAAAAACAGATTTAGAAAAACAAAAATACGAAGATGCTTTAGCTAACGGAGCTAAGCGTAGCCCGGTATCTCTAAAATACGGTGACGTAGTTAGAAGAGACGATGGTGCAGAATTTATAGTTATCTCGGTGGCTACTAAGGCGGATAGAGATAAGAACAACAAACGTGTCCTACGTGCAACTTTTCAAGCCCCTGACGGAAAAGTAGTAGCTTTAAATTTAAATCCAGACGAGCTATATCGAGTTTTAGTACAAAAATCTAAAAAAGCTAATGAAAAAGATCCTTACAAATTAGAAAATGTTTACAGAAAACCTAATGTAGAGGGCAAACCTAATCAAGGTGAGTCTGAAGAAGATGAAGAAGAGCCAGCTACTACTACCACAGACGGTCAAAAAGCTGTTGAAGACCTAAAAGTCAATGACATTGTTGTTATTGAGGGCAAAACCTATAGATTTGTTGCTGCCGACGAAAACGAAGACGGCACTGTTCAACTAGTACTAAAAGACTCTAAGGGTAAAGAATTTATACCAGAAGTCGACTATAAGTACGAAGACGTTGTAAAAACAGCTGCAAAAATGGGAAGCAAGTCTAAGGCCAAAGCCGCAGCGGAGCCAACTGTTGCAGTTCCTGGTGCTAAGGGTCTTCCGGGCTCTAAGGGTACTTTTATAAAAACAAAAGGCGGAAAACGCCGCGTATCTTATGAAGTTCTAGGTAACGGTAGGGTACTGATGATTTTCGGATTCCCGAGTATAGCCACCAACTCACCTACCCACATAACTCTACAAAATGCAGTAGCTAAAATGCCAAGCACACTTGGTAAGTTTACCCCTCCTTTCTTTTACAACGGTGACGGAACTAAAAAATCAGCGGATGGCCAAGGTAGACAAGACTTCCTTAGCGAAGACGAGAAAAGAAAAAACTGGGTAATAGAGCTTAATCCAGGAGAGTCAGAGTCAGTACAGGTTCTAGTAGAGAACTTAATTAACGCTATACAAAAAGAATTTGACGAAGCACCTGCGGTACAGACGGCTCAGACTTCTAAAGATGAACCTATCACTGGCGAGGTAAACACCACTGGAATTTTATCAGACTCTCCTAGAGTCACTTACTCTGTCCAAAACAATGGAAAGATTTCTATAGTTGGAAACATCCCTGAGGGCTATGAAGACCTTGCAGACCACCTTTTTGATATCTATCCTGAAGAAAATGTAATTCTAGATCCTGACTCAGGAGAAATTGAGGTTTTTGCTCAGTCTGGCCAAGACATAAATGTTCTTAGAAGTGAAGTACTAGCTGCTATTAAGAAGTATGTCGCCGGTGATAGCGCTGAAGAAGAAGTTGAAGAAGAAGTTGAAGAAGAAGTTGAAGAAGAGGTTGTCGAAGAAGACAGACAAAAAACCTATGACATCATGCAAGCAGCCTTTGAGTTCTATGCCAAGCAGATGGCGTCTAAGGATAATAAAGGAATTAAATACCTAGAAGGTAGGGGCTATAGCCGTAAGTCAGTAGAAGAGCTCGGCATTGTTTTTGCTGGAGATTCTAAATTATCTTTATCTGCGCACCTAACTTCCCTAGGATTTACTGTAGACGAAATACTTGCTACAGGTCTTGTAAACAGATTTGAAGACAGGCTATTAGATAGCTTTAGTAATCGAGTTCTATTCCCGTTTAAGGACTCGAAGGGTAGAGTTGTAGGGTTTAACGGAAGAGACATTAGTGGCAAAAGCGGGGCTATTAAATACATACTTACGGCTGGGCCTAACGAGACAAATAAATCTGTATTTAATAAAAGCGAAGTTTTATACAACCTAGAGAACACTCTTGATTCTGTAAAAGAGACCGGTCAACTTATTCTTGTTGAGGGCCAAGCCGACGTCCTTGCCTATAGAGAGGCAGGAATAAACAACGTTGTTGCAATCAGCGGTGTTAGTATTTCTCCTAAGCAAATTGAACTACTTCAAGATACTTTTGGCGGCGATTTAAAGGAAATCATTCTTAGCCTTGACTCCGATGAGCCAGGTAAAAAAGCCACTAAAGGCGTGTACGAGACTCTAAAAGATTCTGGATATAACTACGAAATCTCTACCGTAACTATTCCTCAAGGCTTTAAAGACCCAGGCGAGCTTTTTGAAGATAAGAGCCAAGGCACTGACAGTCTAAAAAATCTTATCAAAGAAAGAAGAGATGCTCGTATTCCAGAAGAGAATCTGGCTACTGACGATCAATTCAAAGAGTATGCCCGTCTTATGGGTAAATACAAACCCGACATGGATGAAACCTCGATTGCATACTTCTTAAAAGCTTTTAATAACAACACTACAAAAGAGCAAGCTAATGACATAATCGAAACTCTTTTTGAAGAATACGAACTTCCAAAACTTCAAGCAGAGCTTGACGACGTTATCCAAAAAGCCGTAGCCGCTAAGGTAATTAGTGCCGACTACAAGCTTGAAATAGATTACGACATAAAAACCTCTACTAATAAAAAAGAAACAATTCAGCAGGCTGTAGAGAGTCTTAAAAAGAAAATTGAAGCAGCGACTCCTGCTGTAGCTAAAGCTAACCTAACGCAAAACCAAAGAAACTACATTAACCGTCAGTTCTCTTCAGGGGTAGTTACTCAGGAGCAGCGTAACGCACTAGTTGCCATTCTAGAAAAGCCTGACCTAACTAAAGATGAAATCGAAAGAATCGTTAGGACTCTAGACTTAGCTGAAACTATTTGGCGCATCAACAACGGTTGGACCCTAGACGATAGCCGTGGAGTTAATATGACCCCGCCTATCATTGACCTAGGCGTAACCCCGATTCAGGTTGTCCAAAGAATCAAGACCTACAAGCCAACTAAAGACATCAACGGCAACCCTCTACCTCAGCAGCCTGCAGCCGAAGACAAAAAGCCAGCCGCCGAGCCTACGCCAGAAAAGCCAGCCGCCGAGCCAGTTGTAGAAGAAGAAGAAAAACCTGCAGAGCAGGATGCAATGACTATTTTTGGTAACTTGTATGGCCTTATTGACTATGCTTTAAAAAACAATCCTAGAGAAGAATACTCTAAAGAAGATATTGACGTTATTTTATTTGACTATATGAAAAAAGTAACAGAGAATAATTTACTTACTGCCGAAATTCTAAAAAATATGTTTGACCGTATTGCTAAGTTAGCAGATAGCCATGCAAACGATAGAGGAGGAGACTGGCTTCCGTTTATCTACAAATCCGAAATAGACTCTATACTTAATGAGTTTATTAGAAGATTTGGAGGGAAGCAGCAAGCTACTCCAGCTACTACAGAAGAAAAGCCAGCCGCAGAAAAGCCTACAACTGAAGAGGTTACAAAGGAAAAGCCTGCAGCCGCCCCTAAGCCTAGCAACCTAGGCGCACAAACCGGCACCCCGTCTCTACCTCAGACCATGGACAACTTTAACGCTGACGGTAGACCTGCCTATGCCCCTAAGGGCGGTGCATTTAGAGGCGCAGCTCTTCAAGCTCGCATCGCTCAGGCATATAAAACCGGTGGGGTTCAGGGTATTCAAGACTTTTTAGACAACTCTAACGTTACTCCTTTCGATATTGAATCTACTGGTATGTCAAGCTATGACGGGCAACTTAAACCTGGAAACAGAATTGTCCAGCTTGGTGCATCTAAGAAAGGCGCTAACGGGGAGCAAATATTCTTTAATCAGTTTATTCGTCAAGAAGATGGCGTGGTGATGAGTGAGTGGTCAGCAAAGAATCTAGAGCGTCCAGTATTAGACGAAAACGGCAACCCTACCGGCGAGTTTGTAAAGATTGACAAAGAGTGGCTTGACCAGCAAAAGAGCGAAAAAGAAGTTCTAGAAGAGTTTATTAAATTTATAGGCGCGGATGCCATTCTTCTTGCCCACAATGCAAACTTTGACATTAGCGTTCTTGAAGAAGCCTTAGACCGTAACGGCCTATCTCTAGATGTTCTTGGTGCTATTGACACTCTAGACTTTGTCAACACCGCCCTACCTAAATATAATGCAGACGATAGTAAGGGCAAGCCAGTAGAGTTAGACGCACCTAAGCGTCAAAAAGACGGAATGAAGTCCGAAGATGTTGACCCTAACAACCCTGCTCACTTTAGAGCTAGCGCAAAACTAGAAGATGTTTTGAAATTCTTTGGCCTAGAGCCGACTGGTTGGCACCGAGCTGACGCAGATGCTTACGATGCATCTAGAATTCTAAACAATATTCTAGATTGGCTAATCAAAAACCCAGAAAAAGAATCTACAAATGCTCTTGGGCACAGGTTCCTAGATTTTGATAAGATTGCGCAGCAAGCAGATAAAGACCTAATTTCTTATCTCAAGGCAATCGGATCTGCCACTCCTGCTACAGACAAGCAAAAGAGCTTAAACCCTAAAACTAACCCTGGATACAAGCCTGAAGGTTTCGCTCCTGACCTAAGAAAACTTGAAGTTCCAGAAGAAAAAATTAAAGAAATCATTGCTCCAGTCCAAAACATGACTAGAGGTCAAGCTGAAGAGTATATTGCAAGTATTTTGAGCGATGCTCGTTCTGGAAAAGACCCTGACATCAAAAAGGCTCTAGAAAAATCTAAGGCAACGTTTGTACCTGCTAGATCTTCAAACACCGTTCCAAACGGGGAGCCTCAGAATGGCGGACTTAGAGAGTTTGAAGTAAGTAAGAGAGCTAAAGACTTATCAATTGGCGACAGAATCAGAGCTAAAGACTCAGACGTTTATGGAATTATTAAATCTATAGACAGAAAAAATGCAGGGTTTGTAAAACTTTCTGTAGATTATGAAGATGGCTCTTCTGAAACCCTAACTGTAAAACTAAATGCTCTAGTTGCAGTTTACGAAGAAGAAAAACCTTCAGAAGTTGCAATAAACGACTCCGATGAGCAGCCAGGGCAAGCTGCTACTCCAGCTGCCGAAGAACCTGGAGACCAGCCTCCGGCCGTAACCCCTACCCCAACGCCACCTCCAACTACAGTGGTACCAGAACAGCTACCTTCTGACCGACTTTCTGTTGATTTGTCTGACTATCTTCCAGAAGAAAGAGCTAGAATTCGTGAGCTACTTGACAACATCAACGAGCTTCAAAAACTTTCTGAAGCAGGCGAACCAATTCAAATTTTAGAATCTGGTAACCCAGTAACTACTGAAAAAGACACCGATGATTTAATCAACATTCTAACTTCTAAAACCGACATGTACGACCTTATGGTGCATTATGGAGTATCTAAGACTAAAGCAAGAATCATGTCTAATAAACTAGAAAAGTTAAAAGGCGAGCCGAACTACTTTGAAGAGCTAAAAAAAGTAAACGAGTACTTCAACGATCACATAAGAAATCGTAAGAGTTTTAGTGACATCGAAAAAGATAGGGGATTTAGAACCTATTTAGTAGATCGTGGACTTATCCCAAGCGTTAAAGAAAGCTATGAGTTCATACTATCTAATGACCCTAAGATAGCTGCAATTCGTAGTAGAGAAAGAGACCTATACTACGCGTGGAGTCAGAGTCTTAAAAAGCGTGGTAAAACAAAAACTATTAGAGAGGGTAACGTTAGTTTAACTTACTCAGCTGATGAGACTCTAAAAGCTCCGGGTCTTTTACGTGCTGCAGTGAAACTACAAAAAGAGCTTCCATTAGATGGTAGAGAGCTTAGAGTAAGTATCTACTCTCCAGAGCAACTCGAACTTTTGAATCAGGGTACTATTGTTGGTGCCGCTGTAGTTACAGATAAACTAGCACACATAGGTATTTCTTCATCAACTATCGGTAGAACAGGGAAAGATCCTAGACAAGGTGTTGAAGGCACTATCGATGACGCTGTATTTACTCTTGCTCACGAGTACGGTCACGTGTATGACGAAGTAGCTTTAGGCGGCCAAGCTAGAAAAGACTTTATCGAAGAATTTAAAAATTCTGAGTTAACACTATATGCCGAAGAAAATATGTCAGAAAACTTTGCTGAGCATATGGCAGACTTGGGCTACAGCATTCTTACTGATACTAAACCTGCGTCACAAGACTTTAAAAACTTTATCGAAAAAGCCAAAGAAGACGGACGAATCGATCCGCTAAGACTAGATAAAAAGGGTCCTTTCTTTGGAGAAGGTGGCATACAGCCTAGAAGAATCGTTGCTAAGGTTGGCAATCAAGAAATTCCAGACTTGATTGAAAAAACAGAAGAAGAGCTTAAGCAGTTTGAAAATGCTACTAATGCAAACAACGGCACTTGGGGCGCTTGGTTAAGAGAAACAGATGAATCTGCTGGCTATCTTCCAAACCTATCTGACGATAAAGTGGCTGCAAGATATTCTTCTGTTGCTGGTGTAAGTGAGGAAGACTTTGCAAACCTTAGCTCAGAGCAGCAAGCTCTTGTTCTGGCTCAAGTTAGAAACAGACTTGATCCAATAATCGAGGCTCAAAGGAAAGATAGCCGTACATACAGGGTATTTGAAGTACCGGAAACTAACATCCACATTAGAACTAAAGATGGGTCGGTTACGCCAGAAATTCTTTCAAGCATCGTTAATGAGCTAAAAGAGCTAAATAGATTTAATGACATGGGTGGTATGCCTGTTATTGTTACTCTCGCTGAAAGTAACACTTTTACCATGGCTGGTGAATTTTTAAACGACAAGTATGAAGGTTTTAACGTACTAAACCAAAGCAAGACTCAAATGCACATAGTCTTAAACACTACCGCTAAGCACGAAGAAAACCCTAGAAATAACTTTAAAAAACCTATTCCAGAAAAAGGTATATTAAATACTTTAATCCACGAGTACTTGGGCCACGGACTAGCTAAGGTTTTCTTGGGTCAAGATATAAATGGCAAGGGTAAGCATGACGAGAGATTTAAAGAGTTTGAGTCCAAGTTCCCTCTATACAGTAGTGATGATAAACACCCTGTTAGCGTGTACGGTAATGAAAGCATTAAAGAGAGTTTCGCTGAGTTTGTAAGAGCTGGCTACCTACTTATGCGCAATGGTCAGACAACCGATGGCCACCCAGAAATCAAGAGATTCCTACAATACCTAGACCCTCTAGTCACCACACTAAGCCCTATGCTTAAGACCGACAAGACTGGAAGCGACCTAGCTAGCGTCGATAAGATGGAATCTCCTTCTCCTAGATTCCCTAGGGCTGCGAAGAGTCGTGATGCTAATTCAGATCTTTACACTTATGGTCGTAGGTCAGCATTCTACTCTAATGGCTTAGATCCTTATGGACTTCCAGTAGATGCAGATTTCGATGAAGTCCTATTCATGGCTTATACCTTAGCTGAAGGAACTAAAGCTAGGTATCTTAAAAACCCTTCATCAGAAAACTTCTACAGATACGCTGCCTACGCGTCCACTGTAAATGACCTATACAACGCTAAGTTCTTCTCTTACCCTAAAAACAATCCTCGTCAAACTGTAGACACTATTTTCGACAGCATTGTTACCTCAACCGAGCCAGGGTCTTTCCGTAGATGGCAGACTGATAAGCCGTTCGTACCACTAAGATACGCTTCTAGTGATTCAAAGTTTAACAACAATTTTGTGGTTGGTTCCTACACGGATGCGTCTGGAAATACTTACCAAATTGCATATGTTTCTAGCGAGCCGTCAAATCCTGCTGACGATGTTTCAGAATCAGCTTATGTCTTTGTATCTAAGCCAAACCAAACTTTAGGTGACTTTGTCGGCTTTGACTCTACTCTAAATGACCTGATCAAGAATTCAGCTGGTCAATTAAAGATTAGAAACCACATAGCGGGTGGAACTTTAGATCGCGGAGAACTTGAAATCCAAGGTACTAAAGTTGACGGTGCTTACCGTCGTAGAGGCCTTGCTACAGCTATGCTGGCGTTTGCTAAGCAGAATAGCACTAAGTATTTACGTTTTGGTACTGAGCAGACTGTTCAAGAAGATGCATGGGCACGTTCAGTAGATCAGAACCCGAAAAACCACCTAGGGCTCCCTGCGTTTACTAACTCTGAAAGCGGCTTAAACCCGTCTAACGTAAGCCCTATAGCAGACCCCGCCCTTTTAGCTGGACAGACATCTCAAAGTTTTGGAGAGCGAACTAGAATAAACTTTAACCCTGACAACAGAGACTCTATAGAAGAAGACCTGATTGCTCAGGTTGCCTCTGAGTACCTAAATAACCCTGTATTTAATGGATCAAAGGACTACTCTTCATCTACTGGCGGAGGTCTTGGTCCAAACAATAGCGTAGTTGGTGCTGTATCAGTTGAAACTTTAAGCTCGATTGCTGGTAATGAAGTTAACGAAGATAGAGTTCAAGAACTTATTGAAAAAATCAACGCCAATAAGGGATTCTCTGATCCTGTTGTTGTTTACTATAATCCAAAAACTGGACAGTCTGTTGTAGCCGACGGCAACCACCACGTTGAAGCAGCGAAGCGTATAGGGTTGACTCACATCCCGACCAGAGTAATAACTGGTGAGTTTGAATCAAGCGAATACCTATCTCCAAAGGTAGTGGGTAAGGAGTGGTCACGGTCAAACGTTCCATTCAGCTCTAAAGAGTGGCCAATGCACGTCAACCCTTATTTTGTGTTTAACAATGATGACTTGGTTACTAGACTAGAAGACGCCCCTATTGTAGACCCTCTACGCGATAGAGTTGTTCTAAAGTCTGGCGTTGAAGGACTTTCTCCTGACATGGATGAAATCTCTAAACTTATGGGTAGACTGGTTAAAGACAGTGTTACTGGTCAGATTTACCAAGTGCTAGATGAGTATCAAGAAAAAGACGGAACTCCTACAGGAAAAGTTATTGTAGTACGTTTTGCTGGCATAGCCGACGACCCAGACATGGACGCCGTGAGAGAAACGCAGCTTATTGACGGAAGATTTAATTTTGACGCCTCCGGTAAAATATATCTAACTAGCGGTAGCATATCGATAAATGATGAGGATCCATACAACGATCTAAGACAGTATGAAGCCGAGCTAAGGTCTATCGAGGACCTAGAAGATGTTACTGAATCTTTTGTTAAATCTGGAGGACAGTCCTTTATTGTTGCAGAATCTATGTTCTTTGTTTGGACTAAGGGTGGTAAAAAGGGGCGTATCAGTAAATTTATATCTCCTGGTGTAGTAGAGCTTGCAGTGTTGACCAATATTGACAAGGATGGCAATAAATCCTACGACTTCTACGAAGTCCCTGTAACAGATTTAGTGCCTATTCAACACCAAAGAGAAACTATTGGTTCAGAGCCAGCCTACCTTTCAAACGATATGAAGCCGAATCCTAGTACAGTTGATAAAATAACACTCCTGCTAAACTCTTTGTATAGCAAAGGTTTTTTGAGTACAGAATTCTATACTTCAATGTCTACTGCTGTTGATGGTAAATTCCAAACTAATTCTGGTATTGAAGATATGTACAAGAGCCTACTAAAACTTAGCCAGAGAAGAAGAAGTATATTAGAAGATTCTGGCAAACTTAAAAAAATGGTTCTAACTAAGAATGTAAGAGCGCAACTAGGTCCTGCTCCAGAATCAACCGACTCTGCTCCAGCTACCACCACTCCAGTCACTCCAGCTAGACCTGCGACTCCGGCCGCCCCGGCTACTCCGCCTCCTGCTGAACGTCCAATAGTTAAGGGCAGGATGTCTTTCCGTCAGTTGTATGAGGAAAATAAAAACCGAAATGGCGTTCCTAGCGTAGATAGAAAAGTAAATGGGCCTACTCCTATACCAGACAGCCAGAACCCTATTAGTAAACCTTCAATAGAAGAAGTACGTGAAATTATCGATATTTTGAGCGAGATTAGCGGCTACAACAACTCTTACATTTCAGATGAAGAAAGAGACATAATTTTAAATTCACTGGCAATGGCTACAGCTGGAACAGCTTCTGACTATCTAGAAATTCTTAGGGCAAAAAGACTTCAGAAGCGTATAGAAAACAATGAACCAATTTCTGGAATTAATGTGCCTCAGGGACTGAAGCAAGAAACTAAGGATAAACTAGAAAACTACACTCCTAATTCTAACTTAGACGGTAGCCCGTACGGCGAACAAACTGAAATCATTGATGACGATGAAGAAACTAGAGACTTAATTAGCTTTATAGATACAGGACTACTTCCAGGATCTCTACTGCTAATAACTGGAGGTGCTGGTACAGGTAAGTCAACCGTTCTTAGGAGATTGATATTTGAGCTAGAACCTAGAAAAAATATTATTTCTGTAGCATCTACAGGAGTAGCTGCTCACAATGTTGGAGAGGGAAAAAGTGCCACTATTCACTCAGTTTTCCGAATAAATCCTAACGTAATTGTGGCTGAGGGGTTTACTCAAGAAGATCCAGAAAATCCTGGCCAACAAATTTCTACCTTAGATTTTTTCATTAGAGAGTTGAGAAGAGATACAAAGAGACTTAGACTTTTTAGAGACGCAGATATCCTTACAATCGATGAAATTTCAATGGTAGACGCTAATACTATGGAGCTTATAGATTTATCTCTTAGGGTTGCTAGAAACAACCAAAAGCCTTTTGGTGGAGTAAAAGTAGTAGCATTTGGAGATGACAATCAGCTGCCTCCGGTGGAAGCTTGGTCTCCAAATAAGCAGGCTAAACTTGAAGCTGATTTGAAGGAAATAGACGATCTTAGCTTTGCTGATAAAAACCAACAAGAGACCGAAAATAAAAAGTTAGCACGTATCAAGGCTTCTAAATTTGATAGAGATAAGCACAACTATATGCTGTCAGAATATGGCGGCTACAGATGGTATAAATCTAACGTTCTTGGAGTGTCTAATCCTCTAGCCTACATGTTGACAAAAAACAGACGTCAAGAAAAAGATAAACCATATGCTGAAGCTCTTCAAAAAATTCCTAAAGCCCAAGTAACTGCGAGCGAACTAGCGTACTTCAATGAATCAAATGTTGAAGTTCCTAAAGAAATTTTGGATAGAGGAATTATTCGTCTAGTTCTAACTAACGAAAGAGCTCGATCAATTAATGAAGTAGAAGTTAGAAAACTTCAGCAATCTGGTGCTCTGGGGATAGAGTTTGAAGGCACATTTACAGGAGAAGGTAAGTCTGCATTCACAGAGGATAATCTACACGTGCCTGAAAAAATTACCTATTACGTTGGTGAAAAAGTAATATTTGTTCTTAATGACAATGCAGATTTGAGAAGAGAAGCAGGTTTTGCTGGAAAAACAAACCGCTGGACTAATGGTACGCAAGGTACTGTAGTTGATTTTGACGAAGACGATGGTCTACCGATTGTTGAAATAGTTTCAGAAGACGGTACAAAAAATAGAGTTAAGGTTGGTTACGGTAAGTCTACGGCTAAAGGCGCAGAAGGCTATACACAAATAGACGAACTTACCGGTAAGGTTGTAGAAAAGAGCGGTATTGGAGTTTTGGCTGAATATACTCAAATACCTATGCTGCCTGCGTATGCAATGACTATCCACAAATCTCAGGGTCTGTCTATAGAAAGAGCTATTGTAGATCTACAAAACGCTGATGGAACCGATGGCAAGGCATTTGCTGCTGGTCAACTGTACGTGGCTTTGAGTCGTCTAACTTCTAAAAATGGTCTTTTCTTAACTAGAAAGCTCGACTACAAGGATTTCCTAGTGGATGAAGATAACGAGCGATACTATGAAAACTTAGTAAAAATTACTCAGGAAAGCTTAAAAGCTGAGGCAGATGCTGCAAAAGCGCCTGAAGGCCCTACTGTAGACAAAAAAGTCGGCTCCACAGATAAAATTCTATTTAAAAATGTTACAAAAGCCGATGTAAAAACAGCTAAAAAAATCTTAGAGCACAGAGCAAAGCCAATCCCTAACTTACCTTCAGACTGGGGAACTAGAGACTTGTCTGACTACTTCTTCTCTCAGTTTGGTTACGGAGAAGAGGAAAGCTTTAAGCAAAATCTAAATGCTATTATGTCTGAAAAAGTTGAAAATCTGCACTCAGAGCAGAAACTTCTTGTTTCACTGATTGTGGCTCACGGTAAAGCTGACATTTACGAGCACGCTGAGACTGGCACCACTATTAAGCGTCATTTAGAGGATGGTCTTTTCTCCAATAAAAATGCTTCAGACGCGGACATTTTAAGGGCTACAGCCGCTCACAAACGTATTTTAGATAGCGGGTACTTTATTGGTGGCGGTGCTATGGATATTCACCTAAAAGATCTATCTTATATAATGAAAAAAGCTGCTGGCATGTTCTCTCCTGACCAAGATCAAATAGATTTAGACATAAATCAGGTTTACAAATTGGCATTTAAAAATGTAAGAGATAGAGTTAGCGAAGAAGACAAGCTCACCTATGTCCTTGCCCATGAGTATGGCCACTTACTAGATAACGCGTTCTCTGAAAATGGAGAAAGACTCTCTGTAGTTCTTGAAAATCTTATCAAGTCTGGTATGCAAAACAGAGCTAAAGAAATGCTAGATGGTTATGCTTTATCCAGCTTGTCTGAGTATTTTGCTGAATCATACGCTGGGCTGGTCTTACAGCCTGTACTGAGCCAACTAGGGTACTCCGATAGAGTATTTATGGACGAGGCCCTAGTAGATGAAATAAAAAATAGAATAAACGTAAGAAACTCGGAATAGTAGGAGAAATCGTGATATTAAATAATAAAGAAATACCAACTAAAATACGATATATCGTAGATTATGAAGGTGGGTCTAAAGAGGTTGTTTTAGATCCAAAAACCCTATCTGAAGATGAGCTGATTATGTATGCCAGCTCTGGTCAGAAAGCCGCTTTATATGAGCTAAGAGCTCGTATTGCTCAAAATAGCCCTGAAGACAATACTGATAAAATATAACTAAGTTGTTAAATAATAACCCATATTTTCGCATTCCCTCGGAGGAAAATCTAAGATGAACGATTCAGAAAAAATGTTGTCCATTGTAGGGACTTCTGAATCTTTGGCACTTTTTAGCTTGGACAACAGTGCCGTGGTCATTGACACTAAAACCAATATGGTGGTTGATTCTGGTACATATTCAGATATCTATGCCATGGCTGATTGGAACACAGACTTACTAGAAGACATCCCTCTAGTAACTATAGAGCTAGCTGAATCCGCCCTAACAGACCTAAATATCTCTGTTTTAACCGCTGGCGGAGACAGAATGTACACTATCCCTAAGGGAGCTCAAGCCGAAGCTAAAAAAGCTTTGGAATGGCGTAAAGAACACAAGCGTGGTGGCACCCCTGTAGGTTTAAACACTGCTCGTACCCTTGCTCGCGGTGGACAAATTGGGATTAGAAAAGTCCGCCACATTGCCAAATACTTCCCTCGTCATGAAGTTGACAAACAGGGTAAAGGTTGGTCTCCAGGTCAAGACAACTTCCCGAGCAACGGACGAATCGCGTGGGCCTTGTGGGGCGGTGACGTCGCTTGGCGTTGGGCCGCAGCTATTGTAGAACGTGAAAACAAGAAGGCTAAAACTGCTAGCGGTATTGCTGGTCCAGAACTAGAGTCTTTCAATAAGGCTATGTATCTAGACCCGATGAATGCTCCAGAGTTTATGGTTCGCGTTAGGCTAGATGGGTCCGGTATTGACCGCCTATACAAGATTGATTTAGATGGCAGCGTATATGTTTGGGACGATGGCTGCTGGGACTCCCTAGGTCACTCTGATGGTGACATCTGGACTTATGACAAGGCCCTAGACGACCCTTACGACACCGTAGAAAAAACTCACATCCCTATTGACCCTGAGTCGGCTATTGTGGTCGCTGCTAAACACCACCAAGAGCCTTTTAAGAGAATTTCGATAATGGAGATTGACGAGGAAGAAGCTGCACTAGTTGCCCTAGCTGCTTCCGAAATGGATTGGGACATTGTTGACTACACGATGACCGCCGCTGGTATTAACCCAGACGACAATATCTATAGTCCTGAAGAACGTTCGCAAAATGCCACCAGCCAGATGAGAAATGCTTTAGGTCGATTTGCTCAAACTGGTCAAAGAGTTGCTATTGACGGCAATGCTTCAAAAGTTGGAACTATCACCAAAGCCAACAACGACGGTACAGTAGAGGTTACTGATGATCAAGGCAACGTATCGGTTGTCCCAGCAAAGTCCACTCAACCTGAAGACACCGTAAACAAGCTCCCGGCTACCGACTTTGAACGTCCACTAGATGTTTCTGGAATCTTAGGCGAGCCTAGAACCCCTATTAACCAGCCTCATGCGCAAATGCCTAAAACTTTGCCATCCATGACTAAGGATGATTTACACGATGTCCTATTTAACTGGTCTGGGTGGGTACAGTCTCAAAGAGCAGCTGGTCTAGATAAAGGGCTTCAAAGTGCTGGAGACGTAAAAGAAGAGCCAAAAGAAGAGCCAAAAAAAGAAGAAGAAGCTTACAACCACCCGCTATTGCGTAAGTGGAGAAAAGGTCTTGAGAGCACTAACGAGCAAGAGCCTGGCTCTGAATGGGCTAGTCCAGTTGTAGCTGCTCCAGCTGCCCCAGCAAAGGGTAGCAAGCCTGAGCGCAAAATGACTCCAGAAACTTCTGACGTTCAACCTTTGTATATGGCTATTGTTGCTGAAGACGACCCTCGTGCTGTTTTAGACTTGGTTGCGATTGTTCCTGCCAGCTCAACTTCCACTGAGCCGATGACATACAAGCGCGAAAATAATAAGTGGACAAGAGATGACTCTATACTTAAAGATTTTAAATCAGCAACTCCACCTCCAGTTATACCTCTAACCTCTGAAATTTTGAACGACGTATTGCTTCAAGTAGACAAGTCAACCACCACTGCATCAGGGGTGTTCTCGGCTGACCAATTGCTTATGGTTTTGTGGGGGCCAAAGCAGGAAATCATTGATACCTACAGCCCTGAGTTTATTGAAAATCTAGACAAAAATATGACTTTTGACGAGAATTTCAAAGCAGTTTTCGCTATGGCTGCCGCTGGCGGTTTAGACAAAAACAGAGGCAATGCGGAAAAGCTTCGTCGTTACTGGACTGTTGGTAAGGGTGCAGCAAAGGTCCGCTGGGGTACCGGTGGAGACTGGACTAGATGTGTTCGACAGTTGACTAAATATATGGGACCTAGATCCAAGGGCTACTGTGCCCTTCGTCACAAAGAAATGACTGGTGTTTGGACTGGTGACAAACGCAACCGTCAACTCTACGGACGTAAAAAAGGTAAGCCAAGCTTGTTCAGCACCGAGTATATAACATCAACTTCACAGGTCCTAATTGCAGCAACTATGACTGCTAGAACCGAAGACGCCAAACAAAGAGTTTCTATGACTGCATCTGCAAATGATGGCATGGGAGCTAAGTTCTACATCCCTCTTCTTATTCCAGAAAACGTTGAGTCGGGCGACGGTAGAAAGTTCAAAAAAGGCTCTATCCAAATGAGAGACCTACCTCTTCCTTTGCTATGGCAAATCAAGACCGCTAATGGTCATGACGGCTCCGTTGTTGTTGGAAAAATCGAACGTCTAGAGCGTACCGACAGAGGGCTGGGAAATGCCTACGGTGTGCTAGATAGTGGACCTTATGCCCAAGAAGTCGAAAGGCTTATCAAAAACGGCTTTATTAGAGGTATTTCTGCTGACATGGATCAGTTTGAAGCGACCGAAGAACAAGAAGACTTTTCAGATTCAGAAAATATGGAAGCTGGAAAGAAAGGCAATAAAAAAGATAAAGAAATTTCAAAGAGCAAAATTAGTATAAATAAGGCCCGTGTAATGGCTGCTACAATAGTACCAAAGCCTGCTTTTCAGGAGTGCTTTATCTCCCTAATTGACGAAAATCCGCTACCATACAAGGAGGATACCGTGATTCCAGATGGAATCTATGTCGACGACGCAGACGTCGCCGACGCCCAAGCCCTAGTTGCTTGCGGCATTGTCGCTGGCGCAATCCCAGTAACCCCACCAGCCGAGTGGTTCAACAACCCTAAGCTAAAGCAGGCTACACCACTTACCGTTGATGATATGGGTAGAGTGTACGGTCACATTGCTGCTTGGAATGTCGACCACATCGGTATGTCTTATGGCACTAAGCCGCCACGCTCACGCAGCAACTATTCTTACTTCCACACTGGCGTTGTTCGTACTGACGCTGGAACCGATGTTCCAGTTGGTCAGTTGACTCTTGCTGGTGGTCACGCTTCTCTGGAGGCCTCTGCTATGGATGCAGTCAAGCACTACGACGACACTGGCTCTGCTATTGCAGATGTTCACGCAGGCGAAGACGCCTACGGCATCTGGGTATCTGGAGCACTACGTCCATCAGCATCACCTGAGCAGATTCGTGCACTTCGTGCTTCTGCTCCTTCAGGTGACTGGCGTCCAATCCGTGGTGGTCTTGAGCTTGTTGCTGTATGTCAGGTCAACGTTCCTGGCTTCCCGATTGCACGTGCTCGTGTCGCTTCTGGTGCTGTTATGGCTCTGGTTGCAGCGGGAGCAGCAACACTAGCTAAGATGAAGGCTGACCCAATTGCAGAAATGTCTGCTCGTATTGAAAAGCTTGAAAAGTTTGCTACCCCTAAAGAAGAACTACAGGCAAGAGTAGCATCTCTTAAATCTAAGGTAGACGAGGCTAAAACCGAGTTTGCTTATATTTCCCGTGATGACCGTGAAAAGCTAGCTAAGAAGGGTCATGCTCTTCCAGACGGTTCTTACCCTATTCGTAACGTTGATGACCTGAAGAATGCTATTCAAGCCTACGGACGTTCAAAGAAGTCAGACCGCGCAGATGTACGCAAGCACATTATGAAGCGTGCTCACCAGCTTAACTTCCGCCACCTCATTCCAGACAGCTTTAAGACAGCTTCTTCTGACGCAGTAACAGCAAGTGCTGAGAAACTAAGATCTAAGCTAGAGGCTATTAAAGAAGCTACTTTTGCTGTCGAAGACGAAGTAAAAGAGATTATTGAAGAAGCTCCTAATCTAGTAGAAGATGTTGTTATCGAGGAGCTCGATACCCCAAAAGACGAGTCTGAAGATCGAGCAAAGTTTATTCCTGGCAAAAACCAACCACGCGACGTTCAAGGACGTTTCCGTCAGGTTCTAGCCAGACTTAAGGATGACTTAGGGGTTGCTGGTCTTCAGGATGTTGTTGACGAAGTTAAAAAGGTTGAGAACATTACCGGCCTTGGAAACTACGAAGAAGCAGCCCAAGCTGGTCAAGACCTGCTAAGCCTTCTAAACCGTCTAGACGAGGGTTCACTAAATAATGTTTCATTGGAGAATGTCCGCAAAACAGCGGCAGAACTTGGAAAAGTTATCTCCAACTTACCGCTGCCTTTTACCAATCAGGCTCAAAAGGTGCGGTTCTCAGATCTTCCTCCAGCCCTACGAAACCTCATGGAAACTATGGTTGAGCGGGTTGAGAAGAAATTAGGTAAAAAAGACGCAGATATTGCCACTAGAGAGCTAAAGGGCTTTATGTCTGGATCTGACTTATACAGTCAGTCGGACATCTCTTCTCAAATGGCAAGAATGTTGCGCCTTCTAACTTAAATAATAGAAAAACAAAAAACAATGTAAAATTGTACCTAGGTGGAGTGCCTCCATGTTTTTATGCATGAAGTCCCTTTACCTTGACCGAAAGCAATAGGTGAAATCCACCTATTCAACTGTCCTTAAGGAGGATCAGTGGATCAGATTAGATCGCAAGTAGATAGCCTTGCCGAGCTTAACGACGAACAAGTCGCAGCTCTACAGGAAGCTATTGTTGGCGAATTTGAGTCGTATGAGACACAAGACCCTACCGCTGAAACAGTTGACGCTATGACATCCCTTGCTGACATGTTGGACACAGTACGTTCTGAAGTCCAGCGCCGTGAGGCAGAATTCCAAGAGCTCTCTGCGAGAGCTGCTGAAGCTGCCATGCGTGTCAAAGGCGAGGGTGAGCAGATGGATGGCGAAATGCCTTCAGAAGATGTTTCTGAAGAGCCTGCCGCCCCAGTTGAAGAAATGCCTGAAGAAGACATGCCTGAAGAGGAAATGCCTGAAGACATGGACGAAGCAGCATCTGCTACAGAGGACGAGGAAAAGAAGAAGAAAGACATGAAGTCCTATTCCACCACCGAGTCTGTCGTTGCGTCTGTTGATGCGGTAGAAGGTTCAGAGTCATCTAACGATGTCGAAGTGCCAGCCGAAGTTGCTACTGAAGAAGTAGTATCCGAAGTACCAGTGGCAGAGGCTGTTGTAGCCGATGTCCAAGTTGAAGCCGCAGTTGTGGTAGATACCGAGGTTGTAGAAACCACCCCTGACGTAGCAGAATTTGCTACTGAAGAAATCCAAACAGAAACCGAAACCGCTCCAGAAGAGCAGAAAGAGCAGGCCCCAGTGACCGCAGCAGCAGAAGAGAGCTTCCAAGCTCCAGCTGACCGTCAGCCTGTAATTCAGGTTTCAGAGCCAGCTAAGGTAGCAATTACCGCTGGTGCTGACATCCCAGGTTACACAGCTGGCACCGAAATCAGAGACATGTACGAAGTAGCATCTGCTATGGAAAAGAGAATTCATTCTCTACGTCGTGTCAACGGTGGAGACGGAGAGCAGCACATCGTTGCTTCCCTAACCACTCAGTACCCAGAGGAAAGAACCCTCTCAACTAACCCAGAAGAAAACCAAGCTAAGATCAACGCTGTTGTAGGCCAGGAGGCACTTGTTGCTTCTGGTGGACACGCTGCGCCGTTCGAAGTTAAGTATGACATCTATGGTGTTGGTTCTACTACAGTCCGCCCACTTCGCGATTCACTTCCGAAGTTCCAGGCTGACCGTGGTGGTGTCCGTTACGTAACCCCACCTAGCTTTGCAGACGGCAGCTACGCCGGTGCAGTCGACGTGTGGACTTCAGCTAACGACTCAGCAACAACTCCTAGCCCAGCAGCCAAGAGCTCTCTAACTGTAACCGCAGCAGCAGAGCAGACCGCTCAGACTGACGCTGTAACACTACAGCTACAGTTCGGTAACTTGATGACTCGTGCTTACCCAGAGTTGATTGCTCGTCACAACGAACTTGCTCTAGTACAGCACGCTCGCGAAGCTGAAGAGTATCTAGTTAGCAAGATCAACGCAGGTTCAACTGCTGTTACAACCACAAACCTAATCGGTTTTGGTCGTGACTTCCTAGTTCAGATCCGTCGCGCTGCTGTTGCTTACCGTTCACGTCACCGCATTGACCCAAACACTCAGCTACAGGCTGTAATCCCAATCTGGGTTTACGACGCTATGGCAGCTGACTTGACCCTGTCAATGCCTGGAGATGGAACTATCGCTCTTAGCAAGTCTGAGATCGATGGCTACCTATCACACGTAAACGTATCACTTACTCCTGTTCTAGACAACACAAACAGCACTTCACCTTCATCCGTATTCGGATCACAGGGTGCAGCTGCGTTGCTTGAGTTCCCAGACAGCTTCAAGTGGTTCTTGTTTGCAGAAGGTACCTTCCTATTCCTAGATGGTGGAACTTTGGACCTTGGAATCATTCGTGACAGCACTCTTGTTGGCACAAACGACTACAAGATGTTCATTGAAACCTTCGAAGGTATTGCGAAGGTTGGTATCGAGTCTCTCGCTATCACTTCAACAATCAGCATCAACGGTGTTGCAGCAGCTCTGCGCGACACCACTGGCAACACTGCCGCAGCTACTATCGAGCTTTAATCGATAAACCCCTAGTTGTTGGGGTGGCCTCTTCAGAGGTCACCCCCGCAATAGGACTAATACTTTAAACTAAGGATTTGAAAGATGGCTTTTCCAAAGAATGGCGTTGTAGAGGCACCGAAGATTGTGCCCTCCGCTTTTGGCCTACTCGCTGTAGTAAAGCCTGAGAATTCAGCTGACGAAGACATGTGGATTCGTGGTTTTTCACAGGAGTATGAAACTGAACTTTACTCAGCTACAAACTGGGATGACACTGATACCACTAGCTCTGTACTTGTAGCTCCAGGTGTTCCTAATTATTTTACTAAAATTGACCCTTTCTTTATTGAAGCGGAAGAGTACCGCTCTACTTTTGGATTTCTAGGACTAGACCGTATTGAGCGCATTAAGCGTCAACTTGAAGCAGTTACTCAGAATGGCATAGAGCAGGAGCTTTGGGACGGAGCTATCCGAATTGGCGAAAACCACCCTAACCGTGCTCTAGTTTCTTCTGGTGTTACCGTACTAGATGGTTCAGGGCTTGCATCAAAGCGTGCTTTGGCAGTGCTAGAAAATGGTATTGGTCTGGCATCAGATGCTGGCGAGCAAGGAATCATCCACGCAACTCGCGATGTAGTTGCTCTTCTTTCAAGCAACTCAAACATGCTTTTCCACGAGACTGACAAAGACCACCTACAAACTATGGGTGGAACACCTGTCGTTGTTGGTGGTGGCTACACTGGTAACGGCCCTCGTATTTCTGTTGCTACTGCAACTATCAGCGGTAGCACTACGCTAACTATCAACACAGCAGGCGACCACTACCTACTTGCAGGTGACACTGTTCGCTACTCTGTTGTTGGAGCAAACATCAATCAGTCCTCTACTTCTACAGCAGTCGTCACTAAAGTCGACGCTGACACAGTAACAATTACTATTGCAAGCGCCACTAACCGTTCTCAGGAAGCGGTAACTGGTTTTATTCAGCAGTTGGGAACCAACTCTGCAAAATGGATTTACGCAACTGGTACTGTCCGCACTTACGTGGGCGATATCGATGTAGTAAATGATAACTTGGCACAAGCTTACGATGTGTCGGGCAACGCAAATGACATGCGTCTCAAAGCAGTTCGCCCAGCGGCGGTTTATTTTGATACGTCAATCCACCTAGCTGTCAGAGTCGATCTAACAGCCTAAACAAATAAGGAGAATAGCTAAATGGCTACTCAAGAATATGCAGCCAGCATTCAAGGTGTGTCGATCCGTGTCACCCGCCTAGACGCAGCTGGCAACCTATTGAACGGTCCGGGTGATAGCTACGTAACGTCAGCTTTCATGCGTGTATCTTTCACTCCAGAATACGAAGAAGGTGACGAAATCACCGAAAAGAACGCTAACGGTATCGTTTGTGTGACTTACAAGTCTCCAGACGTACTAAAGCGTATCACCATGGAACTCGCTATTTGTGAGCCAGACCCAGAAATCTCTAACCTGATTTCAGGTGGTTTGCTACTTCGCAAGAACCTTGGAACCTTCGCTAGCCCAGACAACAAGTCTGTCGGTTGGGCATCACCAGCTGTTGGTGACGACCCTTCAGGCTTTGGTGTCTCTATCGAAGTATGGTCACACGCAATCAAGGATGGAAAGAAGAGCACTACTCTTCCTTACTTCCACTGGGTATTCCCATACGCTAAGCTACGTCAGTCAGGTGACCGTGTTATTGAAAACGGTATGCTTGCGACTACTTTCGAAGGCTACGGCCTAGGAAACACTCAGTTCGGTAGCGGTCCTGATGGCTACTGGGAGTTCCCAGTTGCTGCTGAGCGTCCTTACAGCTATGCTCGTACTACTTGGGCACCTGTTGGTCTAGCTGGTTTCTACACATGGAACTACGTTGGCGAAGGCTCAGCTGAGGACAGAACCTACAACGATGTAACTAACCTAGATGGTATCAGTGCTGAAATTGCATCTGTTGCATTGACTTCTAACGTTGCTACTGTTACTACAACAGCTGCACACAGCTTTGCTGTGAACCAGTCAGTAACTATTAGTGGTGCTGAAGCTGCTCTAGTTGTGACTAACAAGGCTCTAACATCTAACGTTGCTACATTGACTGTATCTGCCCTAACTGCTAACCAGCTTGCTGTTGATGACACAGTTACTGTTACTGGTGTAGATGCTACATTCAACGGTGTTTACACTGTTACTGGTGTAGATACTGGAGCTAAGACATTCACTTACGCTAAGGTTGCTGCAAACGTAACATCAGCTACTTCTAGTGGTGCAGCTGTTCGCAACTTCTTCAACACAACAGCCACAATTGATAGTGTAACTTCTAACACATTCACATTCAACGACCGTGCTACAGTTGCAATTAACAGAGCAAACATCACAACAATTACATCACCTAACGGTGCTGTAGCCTCTGTTGGATCTCTAACTAGCTCAACTACTGGATACAACGTCCCTGGAAACAAGGACTTCAACCCAGACTTGAGCGTTGACCGAGTTATTAACTCGAACGAGAACCCAACCGCGTAACAAACGATTGATGAAGGCGGCGTGCCTTGGTATGCAAGTCATGCCGGTACGCCGCCTAACTCATATCTAGGAAGATATTATGGGAACTTCTTTATGGATCCAGCCAGCAGAGCTGGGAGCGTATGCCGACACTGAGTTTGCTCAGGAGGCGGCTGAAACTGCGTCATACCTTATGTGGGCTATGTCTGGACGTAAATACACTGGAGAAGTCACCGTAACCGAGCGTTACGTCTGTGCTAAGCGTGCTTACCGCATGGGGCCATCTTCCAAGAACTATTACGGCACACTTATTGCCGGTGAAGTTTACAACATTCCGATTACCGACTTTCAGGAATACGCTGAGTTGGTTTCGGACGGTCTCTCTCCCGAGTCTAGAATCCGTCTACGTGGGCGTCCAATCACTAAAATCCACACTGTACGTACCCGCGATGGACGTATTCTAGACCCAAGCAGTTACTACTTGGTAGACCACGCAGTTATCCAAGCTGCGGCTGGAGTTCCTTGGACTCCTTGTAACACAGAGATTACATACACCTACGGCTCTCCTGTCCCAGCTGTAGGAAAGATGGCTGCCCGTACTCTAGCCATGGAGTTCTGCAAACTTTGGAACGGTGACGATGACTGCGCCCTTCCTCAGCGTGTAACGTCTATCTCTCGTCAAGGTGTTTCTTACACTTTGCTAGATAGCCAAGACTTTATTGAAGAAATGCGTACTGGACTGTACGCGGTTGACTTATTCCTAAAGACTGTAAACCCAGACAAAGCTAGAGCCAAGTCTAGGGTGTTTTCTCCTGACATTCCTAGAGCACGTAGGACAAACCCTAAAGACGCTCCGATTGTAGCAAACGCTGAGTTCGACATAAGTGTTGTCAGAAACACACCTGCGACTTGGGATTCATCTGAGGCAGCTGGCTCTGACGTAACAATTTTCTTTGACGAAGTTGGCTGGGCTCCTCTCTTGACCATCAGAAACAACTCTGGAGGCAAGTCACTTGACATCGATTCAAGTAATATTGTTGTAGACGTTATAAATGAGAAAGTTACTTTTAGTATTTCTTATGATGACGCCTACAAGACCGTGGGTATGTATGACCCAGGGTCATGGACTCTGTATGCTACTAAAGTAATTGGTGGCGTTCAGACCGTATCAGAACTTGAAACTGGAAACCTCCAGATCAAGCTATATAGTTAGAAAGAAGAGAATATGTCAGTTCAAACAAACTTCCGAGCAGTAGACATGCTAGGTGGCCCAGCTAAGGTGGAAGCCGTAGTTGAGGTTGTTAAGCCTGCTGCTAAAAAAGTTACACCAAAGGTTGAGGCTGTTGTCGAAGAGCCAGTAGTGGTTGAAGAGCCAGTAGTTGAGCCTGAGGTTGTTGTAGAAGACGCTCCAGAGTCAACCGAGGAGTAATCTGTGGGTATAGCAACGGACATTAGTGATGTATCCGAGGATGCATTAAATCTAAAGTATATGATGGACGGCATACTTGAAAAGGTATGTACCGTCTTTCAGTCATACAATGTCCAGCTACCAGCAAGACGCTATTGGACCCTAGGTACCCCAGCTATTGACTGCGACCAAGTTGTGGTCTCATTCAACAGCATGTATCTAGGTGCTCCAGGCTCACAGGTGGGTGACCCTCAAAGATGTAACATGCCAAGAACCGCCACCGTAACTATCACTATTGCTCGTGCAGTTCCTGTTGTAGGGCAAAACGGTAGACCTCCATCTGCAGAAAAAATCGAACTAGCTTCCTCGGTATCTGCTATTGATGCTTGGGTTCTTATGGAATCCCTAAACCTATTTGATCAATGGGACGATGGCAGCTATGGTCTTGGCGTCATTGCTACAGTTGATGTTTCTGAGCCTGAGGGCGGATTTCAAATCGTAAATATGGACCTAACTCTAGCGGTGCCATAATGCCAACTATAGGCATGATGGGGTCTAAAAATAGCAATAAACTAGATGCATTTTTATATAGCCCAAACAAAGAAATCGGTTTAGAACTTAAAAGAAGAGCTAACCGAGTTAGAGACGCGGCTAAGCGTCAGGTACCGGTAAAGACTGGCAGACTTAAAAGATCTATTAGGGTCTACGGCCACAGCAGAAATGCCATGGGTCAAACTTTAAGAATAGGGACGTCTGTTCCGTATGCAAAATACGTCCACGACGGAACAAAACCTCACATGATTTACCCAAGACGTAAGCAAGTTTTAAAGTTCAAAAGCGGCAATGTAATCGGTGCGTCTGGTGGGTATATTTACACTAGACAGGTCCATCACAGGGGAACTAAGCCAAATAGGTTTTTGAAAGATAATGTAAAATTTATGTATATGTCTAAGTAAGACATTTCTAATTACGAATAACATTAAGGAATAAAAGATGGCCAGATTTAAAGATTTTGGTAGTGGCGGAGCCGTTGCAAGCGACGAGCCAGTTGTATTTAAGCTACACGGAGAAGAGTTTCACTGTGTATCAAACCTACAGGGAAAGCTCCTTCTAGAGCTTGTATCTGTATCAGTAGATGATGCAGTAGCGTCAACTGAAATGACTTTCAAATTTTTTGACCACGTTTTGACTGATGAAAGTCTAACGAGGTTTAAAGCATTGCTGGACAGCAAAGAAAAGGTAGTTACCCTAGAAGCCATTACAAGTATTTCTTCTTGGCTTATTGAGGAGTACACTAACCGCCCTTTGCCGCAGTCAGAGGCCTCCTCGACTGGGGAATAAGCCTCTGGCCGTACATTAACGGCAAAGGATTAAGTAACGGATTACGTTTAGCAGAAATGGAGGCATCAGACATGTTAGACGTTATCCATTACTATTTTGAAGACGATCATCGGTATGCTTCGTTTGACGAAGCGTCATTTAAAGATCAATTTAGATCAAGTATCTTTAAAAACCTATATGACTCTGAGTATTCTTTTGGTCAATCTAATGATGACACTCCTGACTATAGGGACAATGAGTTAGAACTAGACGCTCCTTTAGAAAACGAAAAAGAAGTTATAGAACCATTTAACCCTCGAGCTAAGAGTGTTAAAAGGTTTATTGAGCCTACCAATTTTGACGAAGACAGTTCCAAGCCTTTTGGGTCTGTCCTAGACGGACCTATGGGTTAGGAGGTGACTACTCATGGCAATGGTTGAAGACATTTTTATTAAGGTACAAACTCGTACTGGAGAAGCTAAAAAGCAACTTGAACAAGTCCGTAAAGCGACTCAAGAGGCAATTAATGGGCCTTTACAAGATGAAATAAAAAAACTAACGGACAGAAAAAAACTTCTAGACGATGCTATAAAAAAAGAAAAAGAAAGAACATCTCAGTATGATATAAATACCAAGCTAATAAAGCTTGAACTTATAGCAAATAGAGAAAGATTTCAATTTGCTGAAAAGCTTCAAAAAATACATGAAAAGATAATAAGACAAAATAAAGATCTTGACAGAGCTAAAGAGATTAGAGAAGCCAACAAAGAACTTAAAAAACTAGAAAAGGGAGAAGAAATTCTCCTTGACTACGCTAAGCGTAGAAATGCGGAGCAGGAAGACTATGCTCAGTTTGTTAAAAGATCTAGCATGGAAAGCGGTAGATACGCGGATAGGTTAGATAAGCGTGACAGAACTCGTAGCCTTAGAGAAAATCTCCGTAGAGGTATGGAAAAAGGTACCGCTATTAGCGAGCGATTCCACTCTGAAGAAAACGCTATATATAAACTTGAGCGTTCTTTAGGTATTGCATCTACAGCTTTTGACAGAGTACGCCATCCAGCGGAAAGATTTGCTGACGCTTTCTATGTTTTCCAAAGAGTAGCTTATGCTGCTCAAGCAGCACTTGGTGTTCTTGCTGGTACCATTGGTGATTTAGTTGGCGGAATGATGGGTCTAGTCGGTGTTGCGGGCGCAGCCGCTGGATCTTTGATTGCAGTTGCTGGTGCGATGGCAAACCTTGGTGCTGGTATGATGACAGCCAAGTTTGCTCTTTCTGGGGTCGGTGCAGCTGTTCAGCAGCTTTGGAGTGGTCAAAACCAGTACAACAGAGCCCTACGTGATGCTAAAAAAGCTTTCCGTGATTTAAGATTTGAAGCAGAAGATGCAGCCCTCAGTGAGCAAGAAGCTGCTATTGCTCTTGAAAAAGCTAGAGAAAGCTTAGCCAGAGTACAAGATCTCCCGGCCGACAGCCGAGTACGCAGAGAAGCAGAACTGGATTTCCAAAGAGCAGAGCTAAACTATAGACGTGCAAAAGCTAGAGTCAAGGACACAAATGATCAGCTAAAGAAGGGTCCTAGGGCTGGAGTAGATAGATCTCAGGATCCTCTAAACAACTTGACTAAGTCTCAGGTTGCTTTTGCAAAATACTTAGTAACGCTTAAGCCAGTAATTCAAGGTCTTAAGGAAGCTGCTGCTTCCTCATTCTTACCACCGCTACAAAAGTCTATCGACGTAGTTGTTAAAAACGTATTCCCTGTATTAAAAGAAGGTCTTAACGATATTGGTGAGGCTTTAGGTCAAGCATCTAGAAACTTTACAGATGCCTTTAAAGATAAAGAAAATATTGAACTTTTCCGAGACTTTTTAACAAACTCTAAACCTACACTAAGAATCCTAGGCGCAGCTGCCGCTAACGCATTTGGTGGTATTTTAGCTATTCTTAAAGCAGCCCAACCAATTACTGACAGATTTGCTAGATGGATTTTTACTGTTTCAGAAAGATTTGACCAACTTGGTAAGGGAGCTGGACAAGATAATTTAAGAAGGTTCTTCAAACTCGCTGGTGACGTGGCGTCTGAGCTCGGTAAAGCTTTTAAACTTGTATTTGGTGGGTTTAAAAACATAGTTGAAGCTACATTCCCTAACGGAGCAAACAGCGGTGCCGGTGGAGTTATTTTACAGTGGCTAAAAGAAATCGGTGCTGGGTTCAAGTTATTTACTGGAACCAACGAGTTTTCTGGTTGGCTAAAAGGTGCAACTGAAAATGCTAAGATTGCCCTACAAACTTTAGGTAGTTTCTTAAAGATTTTCATAGATCTAGCAGCTAACCCAGCTAACCAAGAATTCTGGATGATTATTCGGGATGCAGTGCCGTTTGTTAAAAAGATTCTTGAGGATGGTCAAAAAGCTGGTCCTGCATTTGGAAGACTTGTAGTTTCAATTGCTGAGCTTATAGCTCAATTCTCTGACTCAGCGGCTTTAGAGTTTTTCTTCACGACTCTTCAAATGCTAGTAAATGCTATGGCTAACTTTGCTAGAGCGATTGCCCCTGTACTGCACGTAATGGGTGCTTTCCATGGTATATTCTTGGCTATAGCTACAGTAGGCATAGTTCTTCGCAAGGCTATCCAAATCATCATGGGTATCATGATGAAACTATTCCGAGTTGCTGGTTTTGCTACTACCGCTTTCCAAAACTTTAGAGCAAAAATTGTTGCAGCTGCCAACGATGGCCAACCTCTTACAAAGCGTATTGGCGGCGTTATCCAAGTCATGAGAGAGCTTAAAGCTGAAGCGGCTAGCCTCAAGCGTGTAGAAATTTTAAAAGACATTGCTAAAGGTGATAAGCAGAGGCAAATAGCGGCTCTTAAACAGAGAATGAGTCAACTGAACTTAAAAACAGTTGAGGGTAAAAAAGAATCTGATTTATTAAAAAGAAAAATAGACGCACTAAACGCTTCGTACAAAACTTTAACAGCCACTCTTGATAAAAACGCTCAATCAGCTAGAAATTGGAGTGCTAACGTTCAAAAAAGTGCCGCTGCCGCCACTTTTGGTTTAGATAAATATGCTGCAACTCAAGATAAAGTTGCTAAGTTTGGCAGAATAAGCGGTAGGGTTGGTGCTGGAGCTTTGGCTCTAGGAGGTGCGGCATCTGCAATTCAAACTGGCGGTGGAGGTCTTGGAGCCGGTATCTCGGCTGTGGGTGCTGGACTTTCCTTCCTTCCTGGCGTTGGTATGATGGCTGGTATTGGGGTATCTATTGTTGGATCTATTGTTTCCGGTTTTGAGCAGGCTAATAAAGAAAAAGAAGCTGAAAAAGAACAAAAGCGAATTGAACTTAAGGCAAAACTTGTTGAGCTGCAGGCAGACAAGCTGAATGAAAAACGAACTGCTTTAGGAGCATTGGTTGGTAAAGGTCAAGATGTTGCGGGGGCAAATAAAACTCTTAGCAAGATTACTGATGCGGCTAAAACATCTCTCAACACTATTAAAAACGTAGAGCCTGTAAATTCAGATCAATTAGTTTCTAGCCTACTAAGTTCTAATGTCCTAGCTGATGCTACTATTAGCACTTCTACCAGAAACGCAATTATCAAAGCAGCTACTGCAGGTGCAGCTTCAGGTATTTACACGATCACCGATGCGTCTGGACAAAGCGTTATTAACTATGATGCACTACAGAGTGCTTTAGAGGCTGCGTTTACTGGAGAAGATGGTCAAGGTAAGGGTATTGCAGGAATTAAAGCGTTTGAGGGCAGAGTCGGAGACTCTAGAGTGGATGAGTCAGGCAACGTCATTACTGCAGCAAAACAAGCACAAAACGAAGGAATAAAGACACTTCAAACTGCTGCAAAAGCTGCTCAGATGGACGCAGTTACTCTATTCTCTGGGTTATCTATGGCTCAGCAGGGCGATCTTTCATTTGCTAGTAAAGAGACTCAAGATAAATATGCTAAACTTATAGGCGTTAGCACTAAAGAACTTCTAAATATCGGATACAACGAGTTAGAAGCATTGACTAATAAAAAACAAGCTGAGCTTATGGAAATTATAAAAGCTCCAGCCGCTGCAATTCAAGAGGCAAATAAAGTTAAAGTACCTGTAACGGCTAAAGAAAAAGCTGACGATGCGGCGTTTAGAGCGGCTATGGCTAGTATTGGTAAACCTAAAAAGTTACCGGACCCACTTCCAACACCTACCACAAGTTTTTATAAAAATAGTATGACTCAAGCTGGAATCCAAGTCGGTCTTTTAAGAGATATCAAAACTGCACTAAATAACCCTAGACAACAAACTATTGAGCTTAAAGATAAAGATGGTAAAGTTGTAAGTACTTATGAAGTTAGCAATGGAGTTGTGGGCTAATGATATACACTAACTTAGTACCTAACCCATCCTTTACTAGCGGAACTACCGACTGGGTAGCCGCTGGCACTGGAACAACGCTGACTGCTCTACTAAATGGTGGATACAGTAACACCTTCTGCGTTCAAGTAAATAAGACCGCTGGTAACTCTGGTACAGGACTTACTACAAACGTAACAAGTATGTCGGTTGTTGTTGGTAGTAGCTACACCGCTTCTGCCTACATTAAAGTTCCTACCGGAGCCGAGTCTGGCTCATTCTCGGTATCGATTTCTTTTTTCACTTCCGGCAACAGTTTAATTGGGTCAGCATACGCTTCCACACCTGCAGCCATAACCTCAGCAGACGGCTGGGTTAGACTACAAAGAACTCAGATTGCCCCCGCAACTTCAGCTTACGCAAAAGTTTCTGTTTTGCAGACCACTTCTACAACTTCAAATGACATTTATCACGTCGACGCTGTTCAGTTTGAAAACTCTACTATTGCCACTCAGTTTGTTGATTCATTTGAGCAAACTCTAGAAACAAGCATCACGAACCAAGGACTAAGAAGTCTTCTTCCTGGAGACATAGTCACTAAGCCCTATGTAACGGGTCTAAAGCTTCTAGCTGATATCAGCATAAATGGCTTAGTACTAAACACCGTTGATCAAGATGACGTTGTTTGGGTTTGCACAGACATTGAGGGCTGGTGGAACCTACCTGACCCAGAAATTCCAGACATTCCTCGTGGACTTGATGACGGTTCCTATGACGTACGTGGTCGCTGGAAGGCCCGTGATTTGGTCCTAAAAGGCTCTATTTTGCCTCCTACACCGGCTAATGGCGTAGTAGCTAGGCAAACCCTGATTGAAGCCTTAGCCCTTGTCTACACAGGTGGTTGGCTTCTTGTTGACGATGGCACTGTGAAATCTGCCTACGTTAGATTGTATGGAAAGCCTACTATTGAGAACGTCAATGCTCGTGGTCGCATAGACTTTAGCCTACCACTTAGGTCAGTTGACCCTCTTAAATATAGCTGGAACCCAAACGATGAAAACGGCATTACTACAACAAACCTAACCCCTGTAGCAATTGGCAATACAACTAGCACCTCCGTAACCAATGCTGGAAACACCAACGTTACCGCTGTGTTCTCTATTACGGGTCCAATGACTGCTCCTGCGTATATTAGAAACGTTACTAGTAACCAAAGCATTAAGATTATAAAGTCTTTAAGAGATAATACTTACTCAGCTACAGCCGCAAGTAGATCTAGAACCTCTAAGGTTTCTACTATTACAACTTCTTCAAATCACGGCTTTTTAGTTGGAGATGTTGTTACCGTGGCAAACGTAGCTCCTAGCACATTTAGTGGAACGTTTACTATTTCTTCAGTGACTGATAATACCTTTAGTTACGTTGACGCTGGCACATCTATCACCAGTGCAACGCTGACTAGCAACGTTGTTTCTGTTGTAGCACCGTCACATGGATTTAGTTTGAGTGACTCTGTGTACATATCTAATTTAGGATATCCGTATGACGGCACTTATTTAGTATCTAACGTAACAAGTAGCAGTGCATTTCAATACCTTAGAACCGCACCTGACACACCTGCCGCATATGATGGCAATGCTTCCCTAGACGTAGTTAGCGGAGCTGATCCTGGAACTGTGGTTTTAAGTAACTCGGACACTCTTCAAATAGATACTTACAATACTACGGTTTTGTATCGAGGTTTGCCTGACTCGGCTAGGTCTACTGTTGACGTTGATATTGATTGGATTAAACTACAACCTGGAGTTAACAACATTCGTATAGAAAAAACCGACGGTACTCCAGCTTCCGCAACTATAAAATACAGGTCCGGCTGGATAGGGTAGAATTTATATGAAAGACGACAGACGCGAGAAATAAATGGCCGATATTCTAACCCCGACTACCTCTGCAACCGCAGCTAAGTATTCATACTATGTGGTTGATATTGTCACAAACACGCCTCTAGCTCAGATTCCTTTTGAAGATGTGAGCTACGAACGTTCGCTCAAGCAGGCTGGACAGTTTACTGGAAAAATAACTACAACTGAGCAGACCCAGGATCTAGACCTATATAACAGCACTATGCCTGGAAAAACTGCTTTGTATGTTATGAGAAACGATGTCTGCGTTTGGGGTGGCATTATTTGGAGCCGTGGCTATGACATGACCGGGAGAAGCCTGACCGTAAGTGCTGGCGAGTTTACTAGCTACTTTAACCGTAGACATATTTGGAAAACATATACTTACTCTTTTGAAGCTGAGCTACTTAAGACAAACAAAGCTGACCGAGTTAAGGTAACCCTAAAAAATAAAACTCTTAGATCTCCTTTTGTTGTGCAAGATGGCTCTGGAAATAAAACAAAGGTTTTTGTAAGTTTTTCTGATGCATCTCTTATTAAATACAGCAACTACTACAACATGGTTCAAGATGACAGCAGCCAAGAACCTACTCAAACAACGTTTTATGTAGATATTCCAGAACTACCTGGGTCAGCTGGAGTCTACTCTAGCGTGACAATTTCTGCCAGAGTAGATACTTATGACTATATTAGAGAGCTTTTAAAAGACATAGCCATAGACTTTTCAGACGTTGAGTTTGCAAGTGAGATTATTACTCCTGGAGTCAAGCAGCAAAGCACAATTACATACAGATCTTGTACCAGCAACGAAGTAACTATAACTACTTCTGAAAACCATGGGTATGTGGTTGGTCAGGTTGTAGATGTTAAAAATCTAAGTAACCAGCTAAACGGTAAGTATAAGGTAACTGCTGTCACTACACCTAACCAGTTTAAATACTCTATACCTGTGTATAGCATTACAAATGTAAAACGAGACGGCAATGTTGCAACTGTTTATGTAAACACTTCTGGCGGAACTAATGTAGTAAAGATTCCTGTTGGAGGCCAAATAACGGTAGCTACCAGCGCTCATAGCTCATTTGACGGTACGGTAACTATTACTGAAACAACTAGCAATAGTTTTAGCTATGTAAATGTTGGTAGCAATGTTAGTAAGACGTCTGCTGGCGGAACTGTCTCTGTTCCAGATGTCTCGCAAAATCTGTCTGTCCTTAATCCAACTAACTTCAGAGTTTATACTAGAAAAATACAATCCACTGGTCCAAAAACAGTTACACACGTAATTAGACAGTCTGGTAAAGTGACCATGTGGACTAAAACAGACCATAAGTTTAACCGAGCAGATAAAGTCGATATATCTATAAAAGTCACTTCTAGTGATACAAACGATAAATACGCATCTTTAAATAATTCGCAGATTCCGGTAGTTATAACTAGCGTTACCGCTAGGTCATTTAGCTACTATCAGGATGACCAGAGCGCTGCTACAGCAGACATCAAAACTAAAGATGGAGAAAGAGTAGAACTAAAAACCAACAAAAAGAACACAGCTAAGTTGGCTACTCAAGTTAAAAAACTAATTTTGAAAACAGCTGATACACACACATATCAGATTGGCGATTACATCTATGTTGGCGGAGTTGATGGCTACACTTGGTCTACACCGTTGTATGACGGGTATAAGACCATAACAGAGCTTGACGTAGACTCTTCTATGATTCGTAACAGAGAAAGAAATGCTACCGGTAGAACTACCTTATATACAGCCGACAATCATGGATATGATGTTGGAGATATGGCAGTTATTACTGGAATGTCTGATGCTACATTTAATGGCACATACAAAATTACTAGCGTTTCAGACCCGGCTAATGCTGGAGACGGAGTTGCATTTTTTAGATACAAAAGTACCGGCAACGTGGTAACAAAAGCGGGGTCCCTATCAGATTACGGTACAGCAAATACGTATGGCGATAGTTGGATTGCTTTTGATATGCCAGAGTATGGAACTGTAAAAGAGCCAGACGACATAATAGCTCTATCTAAGCGTTCCTACTCTGTTACAGGAAAGATTGTTACAATATTTACCGCTCAGCGTCACGGTTTGTCTGTTGGAGATAGAGTAAAAATAAATGTCGATGCTGATAAAAATGAAGTGTATGAAGGAGTATTTACGGTACAAACTACTCCTAGAGAAGATTCATTTACATATAAAATATCAGAAGATGATAAGAGCCTGCCAACTAAAGACTATAAGTACCAAGAAATTGGCGGAAGTATTACAAGGATTGAATCTAAAGTTGGCTTCTATCCTCGATTGCAGGCAACTATTTCTCGCGTTGGCAGAAAAAACAACACTGCTACTGTAAAATCTACAAACCATGATTTTATTGTTGGAGATAATATAACTGTAGACATGACTAGCCAAACTAGTTTTGAAAATAATGAAGACACTTTTAAAATTTCTGAAGTACTAGATGACGATCATTTTACCTATGCAAGCGTTGGATCTGACGTTGGTAACGTAACTATAGTTACCAGAGCTAGATCAGGAAACACTGCAACTCTTACAAGCTTAACCACGCATGGGTATGCAATTGGTGAGTATGTGTATGTTTCCGGTGTTCATAAGTCGTTAAATGGTCAGTATGTTATTACAGGCGTAAATGCTACAGCTAAGACTTTTACTTACACAACATCCACTAGTGGTACTATAGCTTCTGGCTCTACTCCATCAGGCGGAGCGAATGCTAATGCACACTCTACAATTGCAGCCGCTGGTACAGCATATATTGACTATCAACCTCACGGAAGTGCAGAAGAAGTTACGTATGCTGAAAAATCTGGAACTGGGTGTATACTAACTATCCCAAATCATTCATTTAAGGTCGGGGACTATGTGGTTGTGTTTATCTACAAAAAAGCTAACGTTCGATATAACAACAACAACGAGCCAGTTAAAATTACTGGTGTAACTGCAAATACTATTTTATATAGCGTTGCTGATGCTAATAGCGTTACTGGCGCAGCTGTTGATGGTAGAGTTTCTTACTCGGCTCAGGTAGAAAAAAGACCTGTTGTTGTCGGCAGAACTTTTGGTGAGTTCCCCGACAACTCCGATTTAGGTGGACTAGATTTTTCTGAGACTGACTACAGCAACAACACTTACCAAAATAGCATTATTAGAGGAAGTGATTTAACTAACGTTGCTCAGCTATTGGAGACATATTCAAACACTATTGATGGCTTTGATTATAGGGTGGACTGTTCTATTGGGTACGACTCTCTTGGTAATAAAATATTCAAACGCACTTTTGTTATAGTCCCAAGAACACCTGTGTCGCTTAAAGATTATTTAGCTAAGCTTCCTGACGGTAAACTGCC